TCAGTCCATCCAGCCGTCGACGATACCCTTGAGTTGGGTGGTCCGATCTCGGGCCAAGGCAGCTTTCTCACTTGCCCAGAGCAACGGATACATAGATCCGCCCTCGACCTGCGAAGCAACAAGGCACGCCTGTCTTTCAGCAAAGTCAGCCCACGCTGACTGCGCTTCACGGAGTGCATCACCGTCGATGCCAGGGAGGGCTTCTACCCTCTTGAGAACCGACTCCAGTTCTTCCTCGTGACCGCGCAGGTCTTCGTCAGCAACCATATTCATCGCGATTTGCGTTTTTGGCACCGAGCCGTGGAGAATCTCGACGACGGTCCAGTCCGTTGCCTTGATGAAACTCTGTACCGCTTCAATGAAGGTCGGAAGTTCTTTGGCATCAAACGCGATCTCGGATGGAAGCTCGTGGGTCAATATATGGCGGACTTCGAAGAGGCGGCCCAAGGCTGCCATTGTCGCATCGTAGTCAGCGACAGTCGGAGCCAAAGGCCACTCCTCCGCCTCCTCCGACCATCGCGGATGAGCCGTCGCCAGTTTGCCCGCGAATCCGTCGATCAGGGTAGCCATGATGTTCATGATCCCATCGACGCCGTTGAGGGATACGGAGTGGGCAACAAAGTCACCAATTGTCAGCTCACGCCGGTTGACGTGGGCCGCGAATGCGAGATCGATCTTGGCACCCTTGACGAGCTTGTCGACCCTCTCGAAGGCGACATCTTCTCCGTTTACCAATTCGGCAATCACTTCGCGCAGGAAAACCTCTAAGATTGTGACCAGTCGGATGGGCACGAACTGAGTGTGTAGGGGCGCGATCCCAGTGATGGCATCGACCTCGGCGCGGAGATCGTCGATCTGGCGTACCAAATCCATCCCTGGTCGATGTTGATCTCCGCGACGGGCGTTCCAGTCGATGATCTGTTGAAAGGATGAACGGCGCATTGTTCCCAACTCATGCTTGGCTGAACCGAAACTTAATAGAAAGCGCAGCGAGAGTCCGCAAAGGTTTGCACAGCAGCCCTTCTTTCATACCGCAGCGAAATTCCGCTTTCACCCACAGCGTAGTTGGTTGGCGTTGAACGGGCCGCCCCTCAAGGCAACACCCCCACATCGCCGCGTTGATGAGGCCAAATTCCGCGCTCCCCTCAACGAGGGATACGCCCTTGTGCCTAGCGGTCGCGATCTCGGCAAATCGCATCCGCCCCGCGCTCTTCCCGAAGGCTATCACGATTCTGTTTTTCTCGACGTCTGGTTCTTACGGGGGCGTATGGGGCAAGATCGCCTCAGGGACGAGTCCTTGATGATTCGACAACCCTTAGATGCAGACACTACCCCACAAACAATCACTGCCCCTGGCGGATCATTCCGGCTGCCAAGTGCCCAATCAAGGCCCAATAGAAGATGGATCACTCGATGAAACTCCCCCAGCGCGAATTCTATACCCTGAACGAAGTGGCGGCCCGTTGGGGGTGCACCCTGGCCGACATTGCCGGTTGGTCGGCCGCTGGTCAGTTGGACGTGATCACCGGCATTCCTCCCACCTTCTGCGACACCGAGAGAGTTGCAGGCACGGTTGTCATCTGCACCATGGACATTGTGCCGATGTTTCGCCGCTGTGGGACCGGCCCCAAAACCGCGCAGTTGCGCCGCCTGCGCACCGAAGACACCACCGACTGGCTGTTTGTCACCGATCCGCCCGAAGGCGTCGATGTGTCCATCGCCGACCTGTTTGTGCGCAGCAAACAGGTCATTAAGTTTGAAGACACGCATGATCTGCTGCGCCGGGTCAGCGGCGGCACCGGATCAACCTCACCCTATGATTGGGATGGCATGACCAAAGCCTTCCTGATCCGCATCCACGAGCGCGGCATCCCCGCCTCCAAGGCCGAAATGATCGGCGATATTCAAGACTGGTTCGTGGCACATTCGAACGGAGATGAAATCCCAAGCGAGCGCTCGATCCGGCGCCATGTCGATGATCTCTGGAAGATGCTGAGTGAGCTCCGACAGGATGAGAACGCCTGACCCGGCGCGTGGTCAGGCCTGTTTGCGATCACTGTCCGCGTCGCGGACCAGCGTCGGGCGGGGCTGGAAGATATGCGCCACCGCGTCAACGCCCGCCCGCAGGGGCGAGTCCATCAGATGCGCATAGCGCTGGGTCGTCTGCATCTGTGTATGACCCAGCAGTTTGCCGATCATTTCCAGGGATGCACCACCGCTGACCAGCAACGACGCGAACGTGTGGCGCAGATCATGGATGCGCACATCGGGCAGATCAGCGATCTTTTGAACCTGCCGCCAGAAGTGGCGGATTTCCTTGACCGGCTGGCCGGGCACGTCGCCGGGAAAGAGCCATGGCACGCCGCTTGGGACCAGCAGCTGGCGCTGGCGTACAATCGCCGCCACGTCACCCGAGACCGGCACCCTGTGGATCTTGCGTTGCTTGGTGGTGGCCGCAGGCTTTGACCAGACACCGAGTTCCAGATTGAACTGTTCAAACCGCGATTGCCGCACTTCACCCAGCCGCGCACCCGTCAGCATGCAAAGCCGGATGATCCCCGCCGCGCGCTGGTCTGATGCTGCATCCAGCGCCGAGGCCAGTCGGGCGATTTCTTGCGGGCTCAGGAACCGCTCGCGCGCGGATTCGATGCGGCGATGGAAGCCAGAGGCAGGATTGTCTTCGCGCCAGCCCCAGTCGATCGCCAGCGTGAACATCTTGCGCAAGACTTCGCCCACGCGGTTGGCGCGCACCGGCGTGGGCTTCGGCCCCTGCAATTTGCGGGCGCGATTGTTGGGTTTGACCTTTGCCGGGCGCGCCCTGCCCTCGGCGATCTTCGCCAGCAGCTTTGCCACATCGGTCTTGGTGATCGCGGTCACCAGCTTGTTGCCCCAGTGCGGTGCCACCAGCTTGGCCAGCATCGCCTTCTGGTCTGCGGCATTGGCCGGAGCCAGTTTGACGACATGCTCGGCGATGTAGCGCTCGATCATGTCGCTGACATGCGGGGCGGTGCGCAGTTCGCTCTTTTCGGCCAGCGGATCGCCACCCTCGTCAATCTCGCGCCGCAACTGCCGGGCGCGGTCTCTGGCGGCGGTCACGCTCCATTCCGGCCAGCGCCCGATCGTCATCCGGCGCTGGCGACCGGCATAGCGATAATCCAGTGTGAAGGCCCGGCTGCCGGATCGGTAGATGCACACGGCAAAGCCGCGCACCTCGGTATCAAAAATCTGGTAGTCCCGCCCTTTCACCGGCATGGGTTCGCGAACCGATTTCTCGTTCAATCTCATACGCTTGGGCATGTCACCCTCCTATCAATGCCTTTGTCATGACGCGTGGATTCGCAGGCTTATCAAGGTAATCATGGGCTTGCGGGCGGCGGGGAGGCACTGACCGGCGGTGAATGACACTGGCTGGCACTGGATTTGCACCGCGGTGCCGCCCGCGTTTGGAATGTTTCGGCTGAAAGGGCGTGTGAACGGCAGTTTCTCCCCAGGATGATCGCCGCACGACCTGCACGCCATTGCGGCCCACTGTCGCCCGATGCCGCGTCGCCCGGAAAACCCCAATGAAATCAATCACCGGCACCGAGCTGCCAAGCCACTGTCACTCAGTGTCACAGCGCCGTTCGTGCCATGCCGCCCAAATGCCTTGTTTTGCAGGGTTTGGCGCCTGTCGCGCCGCCACGCTCATCCATGCGCGGATCAAACAGGCGACGCATCCCACGCGCTGCACCGCAGCATGATCTTGGTGGAAATCGCAAAAACCCAATAAAACAAGGGGTGGCACGGGGGTGCAAAGCCAGTGTCACTCAGTGTCACTCAGTGCCTTCCCGCCGCCCCCGCCGATCTGCGCCTTCTCAAACCGGCAAACGCCCCGTTCGGGCAACAACCGGGAGAAACCGCATGACGCAGACACATCGACATTCCGCAGCACCGGCTGCGCCCTTGATGGCGGGATGGATCAGCCGCCTTGATCTGGCGCGCGAGCTTGGCCTTTCCGTCGACACGCTTCGGCGCTGGGATAACCGGCGCATGGGGCCCGCCTGCGTGCGGGCCGGGCGCACGATCTACTACCGCCGCGCCGTTGTTCTGGACTGGCTGGAAAAGCAGGAGAGCACCAAGCGCGCAAACGGGAAGGGCCGCAAATGACCAGCCTCCTGCCCCACCCGCCCGTCATTCCGACCTCGACCACCGGCGACTGGATGCACGACCGCCTGACCGAGGCGCGCGGTGTCCTGGCCGACACCACCCAGCATCCGGACAGCCTCGTCATTCTCGCCGCCCGCGTCGTTGTCGGCCAGAGTGACGATGCCCGTGAATGCGGCGATGCGCTTGAGGTGCTGCGATTGCTGGACCGGCGCCCCCTGCATGCCATCGCGGCGGCGGCCTTCCCGAAAGGCGGTGCCGCATGAACCGGCGCAGCACCCCCGAGGCCGATGCCCAGCGCGCCATCGTGCAGGCCCTGCGGCTCATTCTGCCCCGCGACGCCATCGTCCATCACTGCGTCAACGAGGTCACCGAGGCCGGGCCGCGCGGCGCAAAGCGTCAGGCGATCCTGGTCGGCATGGGCGTCCATGCCGGATTTGCCGATCTGATCGTGATCTGCGGCGGCCGCGTGCTGTTCCTCGAGGTCAAAAGCGAAACCGGCCGATTGCGCAAATCGCAAGTGGTCTTCCGCGACACCGTCTGCGCGCAGGGCTTTGGCTGGGCGCTGGTCCGATCGGTTGACGACGCGCTGGGCGCGCTGGCGGATCATGGCTTCACCAGCCGTGTCCGCTCGGCGCGGAGGGCGGCACCATGAGCCACAAGGCGACCGTCTGGGCGCTTGACCAGCGCATCATCAAGGGCACGACCAAGATCGTGCTCTGGCACCTCTGCGACCGCTACAACCCCGAGCATGGCTGTTTTCCGTCGCAGGAGCTCTTGGCTTATGACTGCCAGGTCAGCCGCTCCGGCCTCAACAACCATCTCTCCCGTCTGGAAAAATGTGGTCTGATGCGGCGCGAACGGCGCATCGACCCGATCACGAAGCGCCAGATGTCGACGCGCTACATCCTCGGCTTCGAGGAGGGGTTCACGCCGGTGCCCAGCACGGCAGCGGCCGGAAACCCAGCGGAAATCGTGTCGTCAGAGGAAAGGCCGTGTCCAAATATCGGACACGGACAACCTGGCGAAGAACCATTCGCAAACAACGCGTTGGGATGCGCCACCGTCGAAAATCCGTGTCCAGATTTTGCACACGGAGCCGTGTCCAGAAAACAGGCCGACCCGTGTCCAGAAAATGACCAAAGCCGTGTCCAGAATTTGGACACTAACCTTGTAAGAGAACCTCTAAAGGAACCAGTAAAGGAGGAGGAGGACGCGGCTGCGCGCGAGGCCGATTTTGATCGGTTCTTCGCAGAACTGCTTGCTGCGCTGGGCTTTGCCGCCAATGCCGCCCTGCCCGGTTGGTGGCAGGGCTGGCCAGCACGGTTGCATGTCCGGCGCTGGATCGATGACCTCGGGCTGACCGAGGATCGGATCATCGAGACCGCCGCCGAAACCCGGCGCGATCATCCCAATCCACCCGATGGACCCAAAGCCCTTGATCGGTTCATGGAACGGGCAGCAGGGCGCGATGCGCAGGCGGCCGCCAATTCCGTGAAAGCCAAGCGGAGCAGGAAGTCGCACGTCAAGCCAGCCCCCAGCGAGGATGAGCTGGCGGCGTTCTATGCGGCCAAGGTCAACTCCGACAGCTTCCTGCCCGCCAGCATGATCAGCAACGCGATGTGCGCAGCCATGCTGGCACGAGGCCTCGTCACGCCCGAACGGCTCCGGCAGCGGGGAGTGCTGTGAATGGCATGGTGTCACGTCCCCGGCACGGACTCAGCCTCTGCGCAGGTGGCGGAGGCCTTGATCTGGGCCTCATGCTCGCCGAACCCGGCTATCACACTCGCGCCTTCGTCGAATGGGAGGACTGGCCCCGAACTGTGCTCATCGCAGCCCAAGCCGCGCGGTACTTTGCCCCTGCCCCCATCTGGGATGATCTGCGCAGCCTCAAAGCCCAACCCTTTCGCGGGGCGTTTGATGCCGTCCTCGCCGGATATCCCTGCCAGCCCTTCAGCGCCGCTGGCAAGCGCGGGGGCGCCGACGATCCCCGCCACCTCTGGCCAGACGTCGCCCGTGTCATCGATGAGTGCCGCCCCCAATGGGTGTTCCTCGAGAATGTCGCCGGTCATGTCACTCTCGGCCTTGAAACCGTTCTGCGAGAACTTTGGGGACTGGGCTACACGCCTGCGGCAGGCTTGTTCTCGGCGGCAGAAGTTGGCGCGCCGCATCAGCGGCTCCGCGTCTTCATCCTGGCCCACACCGATGAGCCTGCATCCGGGCACCGGCAGCTACAACGCGGCGGGGAACAGCGACTTTACCCGCAAGGCGGAAGCGCTGGCGCTGGGCATCACCAGCTGGTCGACGCCCAAAGCCACGGATGGGGCGAAGGGTGGGCCGGGCCAGAGCTACGGCTCGGGCGGGACGCCACCCCTGCCCGCGCAGGTGGCGCAATGGCCGACACCGGCGGCACAGAACTGGAAGGGGTCCAGCGAGGCCAGCGTCATCCGGGCGGACGGCAAGTCCCGGATGGATATCCTGCATTATCGCGCAGAGCAGGGCTTCACCCACCCGGTCCCAGCGATCACGCCGCATGGGCGGCAGTGCTCGCATCACGCCCCGATCTCGCGCCCGCTCTGGGCTTCAATGATTGCCTCGCATGGGCGCGGCGCATGTCGGCGGATCCTGAAAGGCCGCGCGCGGAGGCGGCTGAACCCGCTCTTCGTCGGATGGCTGATGGGCTGGCCCATCGGGCACGCGCTCTGCGCCTGCTCGGCAACGGAGTTCACCCTCTGGCAGCAGCACATGCGTGGCGCTCTCTCGCAGCTGCCCATGGCCTCGGGCCCGTGGATCTGGCGGCCGACGGACGGGGCCCAGCGCCCGGCGCAGATGAACCTGTTTGAAGGATTGCAGCCATGAGCATGCAGGGCAGGATCGGCCGCGCCGATGCAAAAGTGAAACGCGCGCTGGGCGTTCAGGCGGCGCTGGAATGGGCGTTCATGGTTGAAAAGGCGCAGCTGGAACTGCCGCCGCCAAGGGACGTCACCGAGGAGGGCTTCGGCTTTGGCCTCGAATACGTCCTGATGCAGCGCGCGGCGCTGGGCTGCAAGGTGGACGGCGGCCAGCACAAGATGGGCAGTTACACCCATCCCGATGCCGAGGTGATCGCCGCCACCGTCGCAGGCATGCCCGACAGCCTCGGCGGCATCCGCATGGCAATCCGCGTGGCGGAACTGGCGCACGCAGGGCTGACCCCGGACTGGATGCCCGGCTCTGTGCCCCGCTGCGTGCCGGTCGAGATGAAACGCAACCAGCATGGCGAACGGGCGACCACTATCGTCGTGGGCACCGAGCGGGTGAAAACACGCGGTAAGTGGCGTACTGTCGAGGTTTTGGCCTGCCCCGTCACGTGGCGACCCTATCGCGAGCAGATCGAGGCAGCGCGACGCGCCTATGACGATTGGTGGCAAGCGCTGGACTGGGTGCGGGATGGATTGAACTCGGGCCGCATGCTTCGGGAGGTAGAAATTACGAAGCCAATGCCAAAGCTACGTCCTTGGCAAGCTCGATGTGGTTCAAAGCCTTTGAAACACGCTTAATGTCTGGATTTCAGCTTCCGGCTGAAATACGGTCTTGGCAAGCACTTCGAGGGAAAAAATACCAATGGCATCAACAGACAACGGCTCCGACCTCGGCATAGAAGCCAGCCTGTTTAAAACCGCCGACAAACTGCGCGGCAACATGGAGCCGTCAGATTACAAACATGTCGCACTGGGGCTCATCTTCCTCAAACATATTTCGGACGGCTTTGAGCTGAAGCGCCAGACGCTGCTGGCCGAATACCCTCAGGATGCGGAAGACCCCGACGCCTACTTGGCAGAAAACGTATTTTGGGTTCCGGCTGACGCGCGTTGGTCGCATCTGCAAGCCAGTGCCAAGCAGCCCACGATCGGCAAGCTGATCGATGAGGCGATGATCGCCATCGAGAAGGTCAACCCATCCCTCAAGGGTGTCCTGCCCAAGGACTATGGCCGTCCCGCCCTGAATGCCGTCATGCTGGGCGAACTGATCGACCTGATCTCGGGCATCGCTCTGGGCGAGGGCAAGGACAAGGCGCGCGACCTGCTGGGCCGGGTCTACGAATACTTCCTCGGTCAGTTCGCCGGCAGCGAGGGCAAGCGCGGGGGTGAGTTCTACACCCCCCGATCAGTCGTACGCACCATGGTCGAGATGCTGGAACCCTACAAAGGCCGCGTCTATGATCCCTGCTGCGGATCGGGCGGCATGTTCGTGCAGTCGGAGAAGTTCGTCGAGGCCCACGGCGGCCGTCTAGGCGACATCGCGATCTACGGGCAGGAAAGCAACTACACCACCTGGCGGCTGTGCAAGATGAACCTCGCCGTGCGCGGCATCGACGCCGACGTCAAGTGGAACTCCGAAGGCACCTTTCACAAGAACGAACTGCCCGACCTGCGCGCAGACTACATCCTCGCCAACCCGCCCTTCAACATCTCGGATTGGGGCGGAGAGCGTCTGCGTGAAGACGGGCGCTGGAAGTACGGCACACCCCCGGCGGGCAATGCAAACTACGCTTGGCTGCAGCACATCCTGCACCATCTGGCTCCTTCGGGCACAGCGGGGGTGGTGCTGGCCAATGGCTCGATGTCCTCGACCCAGTCGGGCGAAGGCGAAATGCGCCGCGCGATGATCGAGGGCGTCAAGGCATCCAAGGAAGGTGAGAAAGACCAACCGGGCGTGATCGATTGCATGATCGCCCTACCCGGCCAGCTGTTCTATTCCACCCAAATCCCGGCCTGCCTATGGTTTCTGGCTAAAGACAAGTCTAACGGCATCGCCCGCGACCGAAAGTTGCGCGACCGGCAGGGCGAGGTACTATTCATTGACGCTCGCAAGCTGGGCTACATGGTGGACCGCACTCGGAAAGAGTTTTCCGATGCCGACATCGCCCAGATCGCCGAGACCTACCACGCCTGGCGGCTGGGTGAGGGGTATGCCGACGTGCCGGGCTTCTGTAAATCGGCCAGCATCAAAGAAATCCGCGATCAAGGTCATGTCCTGACTCCAGGTCGATATGTTGGTGTCGAGGAGACAGAGGATGATGGGATATCCTTCGCTGATCGGTTCGATGCGCTTCAAGAGACGTTGGGCGAGCAATTCCTTGAAGCTGAAGTCCTAAGCGAAACCATTCGTGCGCGCCTTTCTGGGGTCAGGGCCTAAGTGATGACGCGCGAGAACACAAAAACTGGCGGAAAGCCTGCGACTGGCGCAACCATACCCGGCGACGTTTGTATTTCGATTGGCAGGCCGCCCAAGCCAACGCCAGCTGGTTTCAATTGGCGTCCGTTAACAAGCGTTGCGCGACTTGAAACGGGACATACGCCGAGCAGAAAAGTACCAGGGTATTGGGGTGGCGATATTCCTTGGATTGGGATCCGCGACGCGACCGGAAACCATGGGCGTGTGATCCATGCAACCAACGAAAACACCAATGATCTTGGAATCGCAAATTCTTCTGCGCGTATCCTTCCTGCCGAAACAGTCTGCCTGTCGCGAACCGCGTCTGTTGGGTATGTGGTAGTAATGGGCCGCCCCATGGCGACTAGCCAAGACTTCGTAAACTGGGTGTGCGGGGATGAATTGAACCCTCATTATCTGAAGTACGCGTTGCTTTCAGAGCAAAGGGCACTTCGAATGTTTGCCGTCGGAAGCGTTCATTCGACCATTTACTTCCCCGAGGTAAAGGCATTTCACCTCTGTATGCCCTCCCGATCCGTTCAGGATGCCATTGCGGCCACCCTCGGGGCGCTGGACGACAAGATTGAGCTGAACCGGAAGATGAATGCCACGCTGGAGGCGATTGCGCGGGCACTGTTCCGCGACTGGTTCGTCGATTTCGGCCCCACCCGCGCCAAGATGGAAGGCCGCGACCCCTTCCTCTCCCCCGAACTTTGGTCCCTCTTCCCCGACCGGCTGGACGACGAGGGCAAGCCAATTGGATGGGAAGTTTCGACCATCGGTGCCGAAGTGCGGGTTGTCGGCGGATCGACCCCCAGCACAAAGGACGCTGAATTCTGGGACGGCGGTATCAACTGGGCAACGCCAAAAGACCTGTCCAACCTCGCCGCACCTGTCCTGTTGGAAACCTCACGCACCATCAGTCAGGCAGGTCTAGCAAAGATCAGTTCCGGTCTTTTGCCTGAAGGGGCCCTGCTGCTGTCGTCTCGCGCTCCGATTGGCTACCTCGCTATTGCAGAAGTACCAGTAGCTATCAACCAGGGGTTCATCGGCATGATCTGCGACAAGCGGGTGTCGAACGTTTTTGCCTGGCTGTGGACACTAGAAAACATGGAAGCAATCCTTGCCAAGGCTAACGGCTCGACCTTCCAAGAGATCAGCAAGGGTAACTTCCGTCCGCTCCCCGTAGTCGTGCCGCCAGAACCCGTGTTGCGTGCCTTTGATGCAATCACGAAGCCGCTTCACCAGCGCATCGCAAAGAACGAACGCGAATCCCGCACGCTCGCTCAGACCCGCGACTTCCTGCTGCCGCGACTGATGTCAGGTCAGATACTGGTCCATCCAGACGCCATGGCAGGCTGACCATGGAGTATTTTCGCCAGCGGTTCATTGATGAACTGAACGATGAAGGTCCGGTCGCAATCCGAACCTTTGAATGGCCAAGTGTCGATGTATTCAAGGCGATGGCGCCTGAGCTTTATGAGGGGCATTTCGTCGATTGGCTTGGGGCTGCGAAGGAAGCAGCCAGGGATCGCGCACGCGAATTCCTGACCGAAAATGGGTGCCTTGATAGGTTCAATCGCCTTTCTGAGCAGTGCGAACATCAGAGGGTGATGCCATTTGTGGGCGCTGGGCTGTCCCGTTCAACTGGCTTCCCGCTATGGGGCGATTTTCTTCGGTCGCTTACTGCCGACTTTGCTGCCTGCCGACCGGAACTTGACGCCCACCTCGCCGCATGGCGATACGAAGATGCGGCGCAACTAATGCGCGATCGGATGGGGAACGACATTTTTGATGAGGCAGTCCAAAACACTTTTGGGCACCGCCGGAAAACTATCGCGGGCCCAATACAGCTCTTTCCTCTGTGTTTTAGGCGCGGCGCGATCACGACAAACTTCGACTATGTTCTAGACAAGGTTTACGATGAAGCCGGGTGTAGATTTGACGCCATGTTGGCCGGTGCCAATCTGCGAGAGGCGCCACGCCGGATCGGAGATCACCCCCATTGCCTTCTTCGCCTGCATGGTGAAGCAGATACGGCGATCGGTCGTGTGCTTACGCGCGAGGAATACGAGGCAAACTACGGTGTTGCAGGCAGCTACCGGGAAATCCTTCGTGCGACGATCAACGCAACGAGTTTGCTCTTCGTTGGATGCAGCTTAAACGTTGATCGAACCATTGCCGCCCTCGTTGAACTCAAAGACGCCGCTGTTGTGGCCACACCGAGGCATTACGCATTCTTGCCTTTGACGGTAGGGTTGGATCGGGAAGCACGGCGCGCTGAACTTGGTGCAGCCGATATTCACCCAATCTGGTATCCACCCGAGAACCATGACCAGGCCATCGAAGATCTCTTGATTTCCCTGATGGAAGGCGGGTTTCATGACTAAATTCTACATGACATCCCTATGGTCCACTTCGAAAGGAGCCGGCAGATGGGCATTTTGAGCGAATCTGAAGTCGAAGTCGTGCTTCTCGATCAACTAGGAGCGCTTGGATATTCTTGCCTGCACGACAAAGTTTCCGGCCCAGATGGTCAAGCCCCAGAACGCGATGCCTATTCCGACACGTTTCTGAAGCAGCGCTTGCGCGATGCCATCACAAGACTGAACCCGAACATACCTTTTGACGCGCGCGAAGACGCACTCCGCAGAGTGATTGCGACCGAGCGCCCTTCGCTAATTGAAGAAAACCGCCGCCTGCACCGCGCCATGGTCGAAGGGGTGCCCGTGGAATACAGGGCCGAGGATGGCACGATACGTGGTGATGCCGTGCGGCTGGTGGACGCGGAAGACCGGCTGAACGACTGGCTGGCGATTGCGCAGTTCACGGTGATTGAGAACGGCAACAACCGCCGCCCAGACGTGGTGGTGTTCCTGAACGGTCTGCCGGTCGGCGTGATCGAGGTGAAGAAGCCCGGCGCAGAAAACGCGACGCTTGGGGCTGCGTTCAACCAGTTGCAGACCTACAAGGCGCAGATCCCGTCGTTGTTTCGCGCCAATGCTGTTTTGGTCACGACCGATGGCATCCAGGCCCGCATCGGGTCACTGACCGCCGATCTGGAACGCTTCATGCCTTGGCGCACGACCGATGGGGCCGATGTGGCCCCTAAGGGCGCGCCGGAAATGTCAGTGTTGATCGAGGGGGTCTTCGCGCGACAGCGCCTTCTATCGCTGATGCAGGACTTCACGGTCTTTGGCGACACGACCGGCGGCATTGCCAAGATCATCGCGGGCTATCACCAGTTTCACGCCGTGAAGCGCGCGGTCATAAGCACCGTAGAGGCCAGCCGGTCAGGGGGCGACCGCAAGGTCGGGGTGATCTGGCACACGCAGGGATCGGGGAAAAGCCTGCTAATGGCTTTCTATGCAGGGCAGCTCGTGCGCGAACCAGCCATGGAAAACCCGACGATTGTTGTCATCACCGACCGCAACGATCTGGACGATCAGTTGTTCAGCACGTTCTCGATGTGTCGCGATCTGATCCGACAGACGCCGGTTCAGGCCGACAGCCGCGAGGATCTGCAGAAGGCGCTGTCGCGCGCCTCGGGCGGGGTGGTTTTCACGACAATCCAGAAGTTCGCGCCAGAAAAGGGCGAGGCCTACCCGCTGCTGACGGATCGTCGCAACGTGGTGGTGATTGCTGATGAGGCCCACCGCAGTCAGTATGGATTCAAGGCCAGGATCGAGAAGACGGGAGAAATCGCCTACGGCTTCGCTAAACACCTGCGCGACGCGCTACCAAACGCCTCCTTCATCGGCTTCACTGGCACGCCAATCGAACAGGATGATGTGAACACGCCAGCCGTGTTCGGCCACTATATCGACGTCTACGACATCAGCCGCGCTGTAGAGGATGGGGCGACAGTGCCGATCTACTATGAAAGCCGGTTGGCACGCATCGAACTGCCAGACGCGGAAAAGCCTAAGGTCGATGCCGAGATCGAGGAGCTGACGGAGGACGAGGCGGTCAGCGAACAGGAACGGCTTAAGCGCAAGTGGTCGACGGTCGAGGCGCTGGTCGGGGCTGAAAAACGGCTGCGCATGGTCGCTGAAGACCTCGTCGCCCATTTCGAGGCGCGTGTGCAGGCGATGGATGGCAAGGCCATGGTGGTCTGCATGAGCCGCAGGATCTGCGTGGACCTCTACAACCAGATCGTTGCGCTGCGCCCCGACTGGCATTCCGACGACGACAACAACGGGCTGGTCAAGATCGTTATGACCGGTTCTGCGTCTGACCCGGAAGCCTGGCAGCGACATATCGGCGGCAAGGTGCGGCGTGATCTGCTGGCCAAGCGGGCGAAGGATCCGAAAGATAAGCTGAAGTTGGTGATCGTACGGGACATGTGGCTGACCGGCTTCGACAGCCCCTCGATGCACACCATGTACATCGACAAGCCGATGCGCGGACACGGTCTGATGCAAGCGATTGCCCGCGTGAACCGGGTATTCCGCGACAAGCCAGCGGGACTCATTGTCGATTACATCGGCATCGCGCAGAATCTGAAATCCGCGCTGGGCCAATATTCCAAGTTAGACCAAGAGCAGGCTGGTATTGACGAAGCCGAAGCGGTGGCAGCCCTGTTGGAGCGTTTGGACATCGTGCGCTCAATGTTCCATGGGTTCGACTATTCCAAAGGGCTGATCGGAACCCCGCACCAGCGACTTGTTGCATTGGCAGAAGCGCTTGACTGGATCCTCGCAAAACAGGACGAGGCGGCCCAGCGCGAAACTGATAAGGAAGCCAAAAAGGCGGCGCACCGGCGATATCAGGACGCAGTTCTGGCTTTGTCAAAAGCTTTTGCGCTCTGCTCGGCCAGCGACAACGCCCGGGAGGTCCGCGACGAGGTCGGCTTTTTCCAGACTGTCCGCGCCGCCATGGTGAAGGCGGCCGATACATCAGGCCGGTCCGCTGCTGACCGCGATCTGGCAATCCGCCAGATCGTAAACGGTGCAGTCGCATCGACCGAAATCGTCGATATTCTGTCAGCGGCCGGGCTTTCGTCTCCGGATATTTCAATCCTGTCAGACGAGTTCCTGGCCGAAGTCGGGCAGATGGAGAAGAAGAACCTCGCACTCGAGGCCCTTAAAAAGCTGCTGAACGACGAAATCAGATCCCGCAGCAAGTCGAACGTCATCGAAACCCGAAAGTTCTCAGAACGGCTGGAAGAGGCAATATCGCGCTACCACACCAACGCCATCAGCACCGTCGAGGTACTTCAGGAACTGATCGCATTGGCCAAAGAAGTCCGCGACGCCAGAAACCGTGGTGAGGAAACCGGCCTGACGCCCGAGGAAATCGCTTTCTATGATGCACTTGCCGACAACCAGAGCGCCGTCGACATCCTCGGCAATGATCAGCTGAAGATCATCGCACACGAATTGCTGAAAGGCCTGAAGGCCAACGTTAGCATTGACTGGGCCCACCGCGACAGCGCACGGGCACGATTGCGCGTTCTCGTAAAGCGCATCCTGCGGAAGTACGGCTATCCGCCAGATCTAGAGGAAGCTGCTGTTCGCGGTGTGTTGGCGCAGGCAGAAGCGATGCTTTCAGGAATAGCTGACCAATGAGTGATTCTGTATTCTGGTCTTGGCAGAACGATCTTTCACCGAGAACCAATCGAAGCTTTCTTCGCGAGACAATAGCCATTGCGGTAGATCGGGTCAGTGCAGAACTTGACGTGGAGGATGTTGAACGTCTTGAACTTGACCATGACACCAAGGCATCGCCGGGAATGGTAGACATCAGCCAGACCATACTGAACAAAATTGCAAATGCCGCTGTCATGATCGCGGATGTCACACCAATTGGTGAAACCTCTGCCGGAAAAGCCATTCCAAATCCGAACGTGATGGTAGAATTGGGATATGGTCTGCATTCACTCGGGTTTGAACGCATCATAGCTATCCTAAACACCGCTAGTGGATACGGCATCGAAGACTTGCCATTCGACATTCGGCACAGACGAATACTAACCTATGAGTTATCAACTACCGCAACGAAAGATCAATTCAAGTCAGTTCGCGATAGCTTGGTCAAGCAGCTCACCATTGCTATTCAGCTAAACATTAAGGAAGTGCGCGATACACGCTCAGCAGCATCGCCTATTGTCGGGGTCAAAAGCGATTCAAAATCTGCGGGCCTTTGGAATGCGGTTTGGCCCGCGACCCATTCGGACGGATTCGGAGAAGTCGCTCGTGTTCGGCCTCATGAACTATCGCGCGCATGGTTAAGGATAATTCCAGACAGCTACCCCAATGGCCAACCGGCCATAACTCGATTCGATCAGCTTCCCGACAGTGCGCGACTTTGGGCACCCTACGGCGCAGGGAACGGAGGAAACTTTGGCTCCTGCGCTTTCGGTTATGTGACCTACTGGGTTGCAGGGACAGACGAGGACGGAACGTGCAGGGCTCGGAATCTTGCGGCATTCTTGGAAGAAACTGGTGAAGTTTGGATGTCAGATGGTGTCGCACTTACTGAGCACAAGTACCGCACTCAGGTTTCATACGCACGGCTGCTTTCAAATTGGGCGCGTGGAATGGATCAGGGGATGGCGTGCCTTGATGCCCTTGGCGCTTCCAAGCGCCGACGCGTGATCATGGGCTTAGAGGGTATCGCGGACGCCGTGTGGCATATCCAAAGCGGCTATGCTCTTCAGCGTTCCCGAAAACCAGATATGGTAATTGATGAAACTGATCGCGACTGGCCGCCTGAGCGACGCTTGATGTTTCTGCGCAGTGGCTGGAACAAGCTGAGAGATGCATTCAGTGTCGAGCCGATGAACGAAGAAGAGTTCAAGGCGTACCACGAGGTTCGTCGTAGGAACTGAGAAGGGGTCGCCATCGTCTTGAAGTTCTGACGATTTTTGGGCCTCGCACAGATCGAAAGCTGCCGCCGTTACCTACCCCCTCCCAATGGTTCCTCCCTGGCCCCAAACGTATGCGGGGGGGCGCAGCGCGGCGTTTCGCTAGCGACAGGCAGTTTCACCGGGGAAGCCAGGCGGAATCCACCCGCCCGGTGATCTCGGGAAAAGCGACTCATTATCAAAGGCTTGCGGAATCACGATCTTGGCGCGCTGGATTCTTTGCGGAATCCAGGGAATCCAGTTTGCGGAAGCCACCACGCCGGAAGCCAGCTAGCGGAAGCAACTTGCAGGGAAGCCATTGAATCCGCGTGCATTTTTCATTTGACAAAGCTGCCCCTCTTGACCTACCCCTTGATCATCGAAGAATTGCGCCCGGAGGACACTCCTCGCGGGCGTTTTTCATTTCCCGACATTGCGGATCCCGATCCTGACGCTGGCATCGCCCAGCGCGCATCGGCTTGCCCGCCCTGCCCCAGATGAAAGCCACCCCATGGACCTGGTCTTTGCGCCGAGCCAGATAGAATCTTGGCCGATTGACCGACTGCGCCCCTATGCGCGCAACGCCAAGATCCACGGCACAGACCAGGTCGCCAAGATCGCCGCCAGCATGGCGAAGTTTGGCTGGACCGTGCCCTGCTTGGTGGCCGACGATGGCGAGCTGATCGCCGGGCATGGCAGGGTGCTGGCCGCGATCATGCTGGGGCTGACCGGCGTGCCTGTGATCCGGCTCGGCCACCTCGACGAGGCCGAGCGCCGGGCCTACCGGATCGCCGACAACAAATTGACCGAGCTGGGCGAATGGGACGAGGCGATGCTTCGCGACGAGATCGCGGGGCTGCTGGCCGAGGATTTCGATCTGTCGCTGCTTGGCATCGACGACGAGGATCTGGACGCCCTGCTGCGCGGTCCGGATCAGGCTGAAGACGGCGCAGTGGAGGGCGAGGACGACATCCCGGAACCGCCGGTTACGCCGGTGTCGTTGGCGGGTGACCTTTGGCAGCTGGGGCCGCACCGGCTGATCTGCGGCGACAGCACCTCAGCCGATGTGGTTGGCCGCTTGCTGGGCGATGTGCGCCCGCTGTTGATGGTGACCGATCCGCCCTATGGCGTGGAATACGATCCGTCTTGGCGCAACCAGGCGGGTGCGGCCAAGACCAAACGCACCGGCAAGGTGCTGAACGATGACCGGGCCGACTGGCGCGAGGCTTGGGCGCTGTTCCCTGGCGACGTGGCCTATGTCTGGCACGGCGCGCTGCACTCCTCGATCGTTGCCGAGAGCCTGGTAGCGGCAGGTTTCGCAGTGCGGTCGCAGATCATCTGGGCCAAGGACCGCCTCGTCCTCAGCCGCGGTGATTACCACTGGCAGCACGAACCTTGCTGGTATGCAGTCAAGAAGACCGGAAAGGGCCATTGGGCTGGCGACCGTAAGCAGACGACGCTGTGGCACATCTCCGGCAAGGACCAGGATGTCGCCACTGTCCATGGAACCCAGAAGCCAGTCGAATGCATGCGTCGTCCGATCCTGAACAATTCCAGCCCGGGTCAGGCGGTGTTCGAACCCTTCATGGGATCAGGCACCACGCTGATCGCGGCAGAAACCACGGGGCGGGTGTGCTTCGGGATCGAGTTGAACCCGGCCTATGTCGATGTGGCAATCGAGCGCTGGCAGCAATTCACCGGCGCCAATGCGGTGTTGGCCGATACTGGCGAGACTTTTGCCGACCTGAAGACCAAGAGGCTGGCGGCATGACTGACAGGAGTGCGAGACCTTGCGAACATTCGCTGCGTGTGCAGCATAGGAACGTCAGGTCAGCCATCAAAAAATGCCGGATGACATTGGAAGCACGGAATAAGAAAGGCCCATAATGACTTCCACACTCTTGCCTGAACCTCTGTATCAAAGATGCTTGAACCATCTGAACAGCTCACACGATTTCAGTTTTGTCGTGAAGGATTCAATTCCTATCCCATATTTTGGAGACATCGCCGCATACATGAGCTCGCCGATCAGGGTTGTTACTGCAGCACTAAATCCGTCGGATGTTGAATTCAGAACTCAAAATGGGCCCCGCTTTGACATTCCTGCTGGCCTCTCAGGTGCAACGGGTCTTGAAGCGACGCTGTCGCGGTATTTCAAGGATAACCCTTACTCCAAGTGGTTCCGAAGTTTCGAGCCGGTTCTGAACGGAATCGGCGCAAGCTATGGAGGGAAAATCTCAAATGCCGAATATCCTTCGACCGCCCTTCATCTTGATATATGCACGCCAATTGCAACAAGCCCAACGTGGTCCCGTTTAGGACAAAAAATGCGAGAACAGCTCACCGATGAGGGCCGACAGATATTTCAGGCACTTATTCAAGCTTTGAGGCCAGATATGATTATTGGATCAGTGGGAATAGTCCACATCAAGCCATTAGATGGACTTTTCGTTGAAGGCGGCTCATGGGAAGAAGTTGCCATTTTCCAAACTGCGCGGTCAGGCGCTCTCTTGAGGACCCCCCTGCGCGTGAATAAGCGGGAAATGCGTCCTGTTGGCGGTCATCAACCGATTTTCATCAACGGTTCTGCCGCCAACACTCCGTTTGGCCGGTTTTCAACTGAACGCAAACGTGAAACTGGTTCAATCTTGAAGAAACTGCTGAGGTAGCTTCGAGAGGCTTGTACGGAGGCTTCAACCTGCCGCCGCACCTGCATTCATACCAACCAGAGGCTACAGTTCGCTTTGGGCTCGAAACGGTCATCGGACCAGTGCTAATCAGACTGGCCAATCCGGTACACCCGCCCCCGCTCATCTTCCTTGACCGAGGTCACGACCAGCCCCAGCTTCTTCTTCAGCGCACCCGAGATCGCGCCCCTCGCGGTGTGAGCCTGCCAGCCAGTCGCCGCTATGATCGCCTCTATAGTGGCCCCCTCGGGACGCTGAAGCAGCGCGATCAGCATGGCCTGCTTCGTTCCCGCACGCGGGCTCGGATGTTTCGACGCGGGCGGTTGGGCAGCACGTGTGCGGATCGCAGCCATGGTCTTCACCACCACCGGCTCGATCCCGATGGCCAGCAAACCTGCATCGGTGACCACCAGCGTGGTGCCATAGCCATCGCCGGTCTCGCGCCAGAGCGGTTCGCCCTTGCGGATGTCGGCGTCGACCTCCTCAAGCCAGCCGCGCGCGATCATCATGGTGACGACTTTCTTAGCGGCGGCGCCGTGCAGCCCCTTGGGCAACGGCATCGCGAGGTTGTCGGGCCGCTGGGCTCCGGCGCTGAGGATGATGGTTTGCGTGTCTGTAAGCTTGGGCATCTGTCCCTCCGGTCTTTGAGAGCCAGCCCTGTGCCAGCCCTGCTACCGGGGGAAGCCCACCATAGAGGCAGGCCGCGCGGCGGTCCGGGCTGAAGATGTCATTCGGCGAATTCACCCTCGCGGAAGGCGCTGTCGGTGATCTGGCGCACGAGGCCCGCGTAATGGGTCAGGGTGCCAACATGGCCCCTGTTGATCTCCTCGGGGCTAGCCTCGAAATGCTCATCGCTGAGGGCCTTCAGGCGCTCGAGTATCGTGTCGATCTCGGCCTTGGCGGCAAGAAAGGCGCTCAGGGCCTTGTCGTTCTGTTTTGGTGCGCGGCGGATGGTCATGGCGTGATCTCCGGGGGTGAGTTGCATCGTTTTTCTGCACCCAAAATCGCTCTGTTGCAAAGCGTAATCAACTGAATAAGTCCACCATTTTCTATTAAATCCAATATCTTGAAGGCAATCAAATCGCTATGGAAGGTATGTCCGAACGCGAGTATTCCGCCCATTCCGGCCTGTCGCGCGGGGCGATCCAGAAGGCGCGCAAGGCGGGGCGGCTGGTGGTCTACAGAGACGGCTCGATCAACGCGGCCGCGTCCGATGTGCGCCGGGCGAAGATGACCGATCCGGATCAGCAGCGGCGCAGCACTGGTGGCGATGCTGGATTTTCCGGGCCAGCGGACAGCTCGTCCTATCTGAAGGCCCGCACCGCACTGACGGTCTACCAGGCCCAGGAACGCCAACTAGCAATCCAGAAGCGCAAGGGCATGCTTGTCGACCGGGCGCGGGCCGAGACGCTGGTGTTTCGCCTTGCGCGCCAGGAACGCGATGCCTGGGTGACCTGGCCCAGCAGGGTGGCGGCTCTGATGGCGGCCGAGGTGGCAGCAGAGGTGGAAAAGCAATCCGGCATACCGGTGATCATCGAGGCCGCGATCCTGCAGAGGGTGCTGGAAGCCCATGTCAGAGCGCAACTCGACGCCCTCGCCGATCTCAGGGTATCCCTCGGATAGCGATGACCTGACCGCCGATCTCGACCTCGGGTTTGACGGGGCCGAAGATGTGTTGCGCGTGTGGCGCAACGGGATGCGGCCCGACCCGGACCTGACGGTGTCGGAATGGGCGGATGCGCATCGCTGGCTGTCGTCGCGCGCTGCGGCCGAACCGGGGCGGTATCGCACCGCTCGCGCGCCCTACCTGCGCGAGATCATGGATGCGCTGTCGCCGCGACACCCCGCGCAGCGGATCAGCTTCATGAAAGCCGCGCAGGTCGGCGCGACCGAGGCGGGCAACAACTGGATCGGCTTTGTCATCCATCACGCGCCGGGGCCGATGCTGGCGGTGCTGCCAACGGTGGAGATGGCCAAGCGCACGTCGCGTGGACGGATTGATCCGCTGATTGCGGAAAGTCCGGCCCTGCGCGAACGGGTCAATCCGGCCCGGTCACGCGATGCGGGCAATTCGATGCTCTCAAAAGAATTCCCCGGCGGCATCCTCGTGCTGACGGGCGCGAACTCAGCGACGGGCCTGCGCTCGATGCCCGCGCGCTACATCTTTCTCGACGAGGTCGACGCCTATCCGGCCTCGGCCGACGAGGAGGGCGACCCGGTCACGCTGGCAGAGGCGCGCACCACGACGTTTTCGCATAGGCGCAAGGTGTTCATGGTCTCGACCCCTACGATCCGGGGATTGTCGCGCATTGAACGGGAGTTTGAAGCCAGCGACCAGCGCCGGTATTTCGTGCCCTGCCCGCATTGCGGCCATATGCAATGGCTGCAGTTTGACCGCCTGCGCTGGGACAAGGGGCGGCCCGACACCGCCGCCTATCATTGCGAGGCTTGTGAGCAGCCCATTGCCGAGCATCACAAGTCGCAGATGCTGGAGCGCGGGGAATGGCGGGCGACGGCCGTTTCTGCCGACCCGCACTCCATCGGCTTTCATATCTCGGCGCTCTATTCGCCGCTGGGCTGGAAGAGCTGGGCGCAGATCGCACGGGACTGGCTGGCAGCGCAAGGCTCGGAAGAGATGCTGCGCGCGGCGCGCAACACGCTTCTGGGCGAGACATGGGTCGAGTCGGGCGATGCACCGGAATGGCAGCGGCTGGCGGAACGGCGCGAAGCCTATGGCGGCGTGCAGATTCCGGTGGGCGGTCTGTTCCTGACCGCTGGTGTCGATGTGCAGAAAGACCGGATCGAGGTCGATGTCTGGGCCTGGGGCCGTGGCCTGGAGTCCTGGCTGGTCGATCACATCGTGATCGCGGGTGGTCCGGACGATCCGGCCTGCTGGGACAAGCTGACCGCGCTTCTGGGGCGGACATGGGCCTGCGCCAATGGCGCGGTGATGCTGATCGGCAAGCTCGCCATCGACACCGGCTACGAGGCCCCGGCGGTCTATGCGTGGGCGCGGAAACAGGGCTTTGATCAGGTGGCCCCGATCAAGGGCCTCGAGGGCTTCAACCGCGCGACGCCGGTGTCGGGCCCGACCTTCGTCGATGCCACCATCGGCGGCAAACGTCTGCGCCGCGGGGCGCGGCTCTGGTCGGTGGCCACGGCGACCTTCAAGACCGAGACCTACCGGTTCCTGCGGTTGGAGCGGCCCAGTGACGAAGCGCGCGGCTCAGGCGTGCTAGACGCCCCCGGCACGGTGCATCTGCCCGACTGGATCGACACCGAATGGCTGAAGCAGCTGGTGGCGGAACAGCTGGTCACCGTGCGCAACAAGCGCGGCTATGCCCACCCCGAATGGCAGAAGATGCGCGAGAGGAACGAGGCGCTCGATACCCGCGTCTATGCCCGGGCGGCGGCGTGGATCATGGGCGCGGATCGCTGGGACGAGGCGACCTGGCAGCGGCTCGAGACGCAGGCCGGGGTAGAAACGAAACCGCCAGCGTCGGTGCAAATTGCTCCCGCACAAGAGGCCCCGCCAGCACCGAAGGCCGGAACACCGACCACGCCACGGCGCAAGCGCCGAGCCTACACACCCAACTTCATGAGGGACTGAGATGGATCTGGAACGGATGCGCGCGCTTCTGGCCGCCCTGCAGGAGGCGCGTTACGCGGGCGTCCGCTCGGTCAGTTATGATGGCAAATCGATCAACTATGGCTCGGACGCGGAACTTGCGAATGCCATCAGCGATCTGGAAACCCGGATCGCCACGGCCAGTACCGGCACTCCGCGTCGTCGCCGGTGGGGCACTGTCGCATCAAAAGGTCTGTGATTCATGGCGTTCGAGGCTTTTCGCCAGCGGCTGGGATCGATCATCGGCGGGTTTGACGCGGCACAGGCCCATCGTCGCCTGCGCGGGTTCCGGGCCAGCCGCGCCCATGTGAACACGCTGATCGCGGCCTCGGGGGACACGATCACCGCCCGGGCGCGCTGGCTGGTCCGCAACAACGGCTATGCCGCAAACGCCGTGGAGTCCTTTGCCAGCAATGTCGTCGGCGATGGCATCAAGCCGTCGTCGACCATCGCTGACGCGGAACTGAAGGAGCGGCTGCAAGCGCTCTGGTTGCCCTGGACAGACGATGCAGATGCCGAAGGGCTGACCGACTTCTACGGGTTGCAGCGCCGAGCCGCGCGCGAGGTATTCCTGTCAGGCGAGGTGTTCATTCGCATCCGGCCGCGCCGGGCGGAAGACGGTCTGACCGTGCCGCTGCAACTGCAGATGCTGCCAACTGAGATGCTGCCCTTGGACATGAACCGCACCCTGCCCGGCGCCGGGCTGATCCGGCAGGGCATCGAGTTCGATGGTATTGGCCGCCGCGTGGCCTATCACTTCCTGCGCCGCCATCCGGGCGATCTGACCGACCCCGGCCTCGCAGGGGAAACCGTCCGCGTGACTGCGGGAGACGTCATCCATGTGCTGGACCCGGTCGAAGCGGGCCAGCTGCGCGGTGTGTCGCGGTTTGCCGCCGCCATCGTCAAGCTGTTCACACTCGACCTCTACGACGACGCCGAGCTGGAGCGGAAGAAGATCGCGGCGATGTTCGCGATGTTCATCACCTCGCCCGCCCCGGAAACCCCGCTGGAACCGACCGAGGAGGATCTCGAGGTCGAACCCGGCCAGGTGGTGCGGCTGGATCCCGGCGAGGACGTGTCCACCCCAGCCACACCCGACTCCGGCGGCACTTATGAGCCGTTCCAGTACCGGACCCTGTTGCAGATCGCGGCGGCGCTGGGCGTGCCCTACGGCTATCTGACCGGCGACACGGCGAAGGGCAATTTCTCCAACACACGGATTTCTCTGATCGAATTCCGCCGCCGCATCTCGGCCTGGCAGCATGGCGTGCTGGTCTATCAGCTCTGCCGCGCGGTTTGGGTCCGCTGGATGGACGTGGCCGTGCTGTCGGGCGCGCTGGACCTGCCCGACTACGACAGCCAGCGACGGCAATATCAGGCCTGCGCGTGGCTGCCCACGAAATGGGACTGGATCGACCCGATGAAAGACGCCTCCGCCGAGATCCTGCAGATCGAAGCGGGTCTGAAATCCCGCACGCAAGCGCTGGCGGAGCGCGGCTATGACGCCGAGCAGGTCGACCGCGAAATCGCAGCCGAGCGCAAACGCGAGTTGGCGCTCGGCCTCGACTTCCGCCGTCCCGGATCCCCGGCGCAGGGACCGGGCGAAGATGGGGCCAAAGGCGACGATCAGGACAGCGCGAAAGACGACGAGGCTGACGACACCGGCGACGAGAAACCCGACCCCAAGGAGGGCGCATGATGCACCACGCCCAGATCGCCCAGCGCGCGTTCAACACGCCGTTGATGGTCGATCCCGCCAAGGCGCTGGCGTTCCTGTCCGGACTGGGTCCGCGCATCACCGGTCAGGAGATCACTTTCCATGGCGTCGATCTGCCCGCTGGCGATATCGACGTCGCTACCAGGCCCGCCCGCGCCTCGCTGTTTGGCAATGACCTCGCCCAGCGTCATCAGCGCAATGGCACCCAGCCCTTCGCCTTGATTGACGGCATCGCGGTCATCGAAATCGCGGGCACACTTGTGCACCGCGGCGCGTGGATCGGGCAGTCCTCTGGCCTGACGTCCTATGAGGGGATAGCCGCCCAGGTGCAGGCCGCATTGGCCGATCCCGGCGTTCGCGGCATCGCCTTGGACATCGACAGCTTTGGTGGCGAGGTCGCCGGGGCCTTCGATCTGGCGGACCGCATCCGTGCCGCCCGGGCGCAAAAGCCTGTCCAAGCCTTTGTCGCCGAACATGCGCTGTCGGCTGGCTATGTGCTGGCGTCCCAGGCCGACTGGATCATCCTGCCCCGCACCGGGGCGGTGGGCAGCATCGGCGTCGTGGCCCTGCACACCGACATGAGCGGGGCCCTTGATCAGAAGGGCATCGCCGTCACACTGATCCATGCGGGCGCGCACAAGATCGATGCGAACCCTTATCAGGCTCTTCCGCAAGCCGTGCACGACCAGATGCAGCGCGAGTTGGAAGTCGTGCGCTTTCTTTTCGCAGAAACCGTCGCTGCCGGTCGCGGGGATCGGCTGACCCATTCAGCCGCGCTGGCGACAGAGGCCGCCGTGTTCCGCGGTGCCGATGCGCTCAAAGCCGGTCTGGCCGACGAACTGGCCGATCCCGTCGCAGCTTTCCACGCCTTCGCCGCCGCCCCACACGGCACAACCTCCCCCAGCAGAAAGGGTCCGCAGATGACCGCTACACCTGAACCTTCCCTTGAGACCACCGCAACAGTTGCTGCCCCTTCGGTCGGGGCGGCTCCAGCAGCTCCAGTTGCCGATGTCGCTGCCGTCGATCCGACGGCCACGCCCGAACCGCCGGTGAACGCTGCAGCGCCTGACACCGCCACCATGACCGCCGACGCCATTCGCGCCGAAGCGGCCGAGGTGGCGCAGGTCTGCGCACAGGCCGCCCGGTTGGGCGTGACCATCGACGCGGCCGATGCTGTCACCAAGGGCCTCAAGCCCGAAGCCCTGCGCGCCCGCGTGTTGGCCGACCTTGCCGCCCGCAGCGATGCCGCAGGCATCATCGCCACCGCCCCGGCCGCAGCCGCCGCCAAAGACAGCCCGATCATCGCTGCCGCGAAAAAGGCTGCGACCGACTCCAGGCGCTAACCCAGCGCCGACCGGCCCATCCCTACCAACATGGAGACTGACCAATGCCCGTCCTGACGGAACAGCCCAGCATGGGCGATGTCCTCAAATATGAGGTCAACCCGAACTATACCCGCGAGGTGATCACCCTGCTGCAAGGCCTGCCCTACCCGGTCGGCTCGGTGCTGGGGAAGATCACGGCCAACGGCAGATACACCCTGTCACCCGCCACCGGGACGGATGGGTCACAGCTCGCCAGCGCCGTGCTGCTCTATGCCGTCGATGCCACATTGGCAGACGCGGTCGGCATCGTTGTGGAGCGCGGCCCCGCGATCGTCTCGCGTGCGGGCCTCGCCTATGACGGCACAGTCGATGACGGCACCAAGATTACCGCCAAACTCGCCCAGCTGGCCGCCGTCGGCATCATCGCCCGCGACGGCGTCTGACGCACGACCTCTGACGCTTGGCGTCGCCACCCTTTTCCCCCTTCCCCGGAGCACCCCATGACCCTCGTTCGCAATCCCTTTGACACTGGCGGTTATTCGCTGGCCGAGATGACGCAGGCCATCAACATCCTGCCAAATCTCTACACCCGCCTCGGCCAGATCGGCCTCTTCCGCTTCGAGGGCGTCACCCAGCGCTCTGTGATCATCGAGCAATACGAGGGCGTGCTGAACCTGCTGCCCTCCGTTCCCCTCGGTGGCCCCGCCACCGTCGGCACGCGCGAGGGGCGCTCGATGCGATCCTTCGCCCTGCCGTGGATCCCGCATGATGATGTGATCCTGCCGGGCGACATTCAAGGCGCCCCCGCGCTTGGCGTGTTTGATGGTGCTGATCCGCTGGTCGAGGTGATGAATCGCAAGCTGCAGCTGATGCGCCGCAAGCACGCCCAGACCCGCGAATACATGGAGATGAATGCGCTCCGCGGCATCGTGAAGGACGGGGCCGGGACCACGCTTTACAACTACTTCACCGAGTTTGGCCTCGCGCAGATCTCGGTCGACTTCCTGCTCGGCACCGCTGGCACCAACGTGCAGGGCAAGGTCCGCGAAGTCTTGCGGTCGATGGAAGACAACCTGCTGGGCGAAAGCATGACCGACGTGAATGCCCTCGTCAGCCGGGAATTCTTCGACAAGCTGATCGCGCATCCCAAGACCGAGGAGGCCTACAAGTTCTACGCGGCCACCGGCGCGCAGCCGCTGCGCCAGGATGTGCGGCGCAACTTCCCCTTCGCGGGCATCGTATTCGAGGAGTATTCTGGCACCGTCACGCTTTCGACAAAGGCCACGGAACGACTGGTCCCCGCCAGTGAGGGCATCGCCTTCCCCTTGGGCACCATGGACACGTTCACCACCTACGGCGGCCCGGCCAACCTGCTGGAGGCGGCCAACACCATCGGCCTGCCGCTCTATGCCCGCCAGCATCTCGACGGAAAGGGGCGCTGGATCGACCTGATGACTGAGGCATCGATCCTGCCGGTGAACAAGCGGCCGCGCATCGCGATCCGCATTCACAGCTCGAACTGACGGGTTTGCCGTGACCGTCTTTGCCCTCACCATGGACCGGATCTATGCCAACCCGTCCATGGCGGCGGCGGCTCTGTGGATTTCTGCCACCACGTCAGAGGAACGCCCCATCCGCGTCATCCGCCGCGCCCCGGATCGCATCACCGAATTTGGCGCTGGGCGCTTTGTCAGTGACACGATGATGGTGGACGTCCGCGTGTCCGACCTGCAGGAACCCCGCCCCGGCGATCTGATCGTGATCGGGGCCGACAGCTTCACCATTCAGGGAGAGCCAATCCGTGACCGAGAACACCTGATCTGGTCACTGGACCTGCGGCCATCATGAAACTGAAAGTTACGTTCGATCCGGACCTCGTCGCTCTGATGCAGGCGGAAATTGCCGCCGGGGAAAAGGCGGTGTCCGCCGCCATGCGTCAAGCTGGCACCTCCCTGAAATCCGCCTGGCGCAGCCAGATCACCGGCGCGGGGCTCGGCACCCGCCTCGGTAACTCCATCCGCCTCGCCAGCTTCCCGAAATCCGGAGACAGCCTGAATGCGGCGGCGCTGGTCTGGTCCAAGGCCCCGGTGATCATCGGCGCGCATGACACGGGGCCGCTGATCAGGTCCAAGAGTGGGTTCTGGCTGGCGATCCCAACACCGGCCGCCGGGAAGAGCACCAAGGGCGGGCGTATCACCCCCGGCGAATGGGAACGCCGCACCGGGTTGCGGCTGCGGTTTGTTTTCCGTCGTCGCGGGCCGAGCTTGCTGGTGGCCGAGGGGCGGTTGAACACCAAGGGTCGCGCGGTGGCGTCGCGCTCGAAGACGGGGCGCGGGCTGACCACTGTGCCGATCTTCCTGCTGGTCCCACAGGTCAAACTGCGCAAGCGGCTGGATCTCGCGCGGGATGCTGAGCGGGCATTGGACGGTGTACCGGGGTTGATCGTGGCGAATTGGTTAGAAAGAGCCCTGAGCTGATTTCTTTCTTTGCTCAGGAAACGCCATCAAGCAGCGCGTCAAGCACTGTCGCGGTAACGGCTCCCACAGCCATGTCACCAAACGCACTTCGGAATTGATCGGGCGAAACCGAACCTGCGCGCAGAACACGGCCTGCGGCCAAAGCGCCAGAAACGAGCGCCGAAGTTGCGATAGCCTCGCCGACTTCCTGAAGCAGCCCGTCGCCGGGCAAATCGGAGAAAACCTGATCGACATTGGCTGTCAGATGCTCGTTGGAAAGCCCGGAGCTGGCTACTCTGTCGATCTTGCCCGCTACTTCTGTTGTCGCGAGGACCTCGATCTCGGGATATCGGGAAAGGTGTTCGCGGATTGGTGCGACAGATGCAACGGCTTTGAGCTGAACTTCCCTAATGACCTCTCCATCGACGAGGAACTGAACATCTGCACCCGGATGATTGGTCGCCCCGAAAACCTCGGCGGCAATCTCACCCCCGTCTGCATTCACACCATGAACAAAAAGCAGCTCGTGGTAGATGCCCTTGATGTTCGAAGCGACGCCCCGCAATTGCCCCGGATCCAGTGCGGCCACATAGGCAGCAAGTTCGCCAACATCCGCAACATGCAAGGAGTCCGATGATCGTCGCAACGCATCAAGCACCAGCCGCTCTTCGACCGACCAGAAGCGGGTGCTGTCATCAACCAGCCGCTGGAGGGTTACCGCAATAACAACAGCAGCGCTGCGCTGCGCGTCTCCTAGTGCGGCGCGGCCAAGGCCGAGATCGCGATCCGGCCGATTTCTGTCCTGCAGTGATCGAGTTTGCGCTGATGCAGGAAGGCGAGCGTCTTGGTAAATGGCTGACATCCTGAAATTCCTTCTTCGTCCAGGTTCGCCTGGCTCCAATACTGGTTGATCTGGTTCGCCAAAGGGATCAGCGCATGCTCGGCGATGAGGCGCATTTCGGCACTGGTTGTGGGTGCGCCACTCTCGATCTGTTCCCGGATCGCCTTGATCAGCGTGATACAGGCCACAAGGATAGACTTCTCGTGATCTTGCAGATCATCTTCAGGTCTGGATTTTCCGAAAAGCCAGCGCTTGGCAATGAGACCGCCGCCGACGCCAATGCCTATCCCCGTACCCGCGAGTATTACGCCACCAGCTGCGGTTCCGAGGCCGATGATCGAGCCTACCCAATAAAGCTGCGCCGTGGTTGCCGCTGCGCCAGTGAGTGACCCAATAGCGGCGCCGGTCCCAGCGGTACCGAAAGCTGTGATCAGGGTAGCGATGCCGGTCACAGCGGCAATACCAGTCGTTTTGCCGATCACCGTGTTGACGAATATCCGAGTTCGCTTTTCGGAGTCCTGTCGGATGGCCGCGACAACCGCGTTCAGCGTCTCTTCCAAGTGCTCGAGCGAACTTGCCTTCGGTTTTTCGTTCCACCCGAACCTTGCCGCATTGTCCTTGGCCCAGATTTCGACCTGACTTGGGGTCGGAATGTGCGGCGCCAGGCGATCCTGCTGTCGCCTGCCCCAAGCGACAGCCTTCTCAAAATGCGGCACGGCCGCTTCAACCTCTACGGTGCCACGCTTCCAGACCTTCCTGGCGTATCCGTATGCGTTCGCGAGATTTTCTTTCAATTCAGTCGCCTTCAGGCCTCTGCAGCCTTGATCACTACATGTCACTTTCGGTCGAGAGTCCACAACCCATCGGATGCTATGCCCACCACCCGTGAAACCGTCCTCGCCGCGCTGCTTGCGCGGCTGCAGCCACTTGCCGCCCTGACCTTGCGTGACGAAGTTTTACCCGAGCGGATCCCGGCTGCTGGCTTGATCATTCTGCGCGATGGCCAGCCCGGTGATCCGGACGTCACACTGTCGCCCTTGCGCTATCACTACCAGCACCGCGCCGAACTGGAGGTTGTCGTCCAGGCAAGCACAAGTCGCGCCAGCGCCTTCGGCACGCTGACCGCCAGCATCGGCGCAACACTCGCCGCCGACCGCACCCTCGGCGGCCTCTGCGACTGGGTCGAACCCGAAGCACCAGCCTCGGTCGACCTACCCATCGAGGGCGCGGCGGCGCTGAAGGCGGCGGTGATCACCGTCGTTTTGCACTACACCACCACCGGCCCCTTGGCCTGACCATCCCCACGTAAAGGACCCCCCCATGGCACGTGCGCAAGGCGCGCGGGCGCAGATGGCGCTCGCGTTCGAGACTACCTATGGAACGCCCCCCGTAGGCGGTTTCACGAAGATGCCCTTCGCCAGCACTTCGCTTGGATCGGAACAGCCGCTGCTGAACTCCGAATTGCTGGGCTATGGCCGCGATCCTCTGGCCCCGATCAAGGACGCGGTGACGGCGGATGGCGATGTGGTGGTGCCGATTGATGCCGCAGGCTTCGGGTTCTGGCTGAAGGCGGCGTTCGGCGAACCGGTCACCTCTGGCATTGGCCCATGGACCCACGAGTTCCAGTCGGGCAGCTGGACCCTGCCCAGCATGTCCATCGAGACTGCAATGCCCGAGGTGCCACGTTTTGCGATGTATTCCGGCTGCGTGCTCGACCAGCTGAGCTGGCAGGTCCAGCGCTCGGGGCTGCTGACGGCAACCGCACGTCTCGTGGCGCAGGGCGAGGCGATTGCCACCACATCCGCCACCGGCACGCCTGCCGATTTGCCCCTCCGACGTTTCGGGCATTTCAACGGCGCGATCAGCCGCAATGGCACGGCACTCGGCAATGTGGTCTCTGCCGAGATCACCTATGCCAACAATCTCGACCGGATCGAGACCATCCGCTCGGACGGCAGGATCGACGGGGCCGACCCAAGCATCGCAGCCCTCACGGGGCGGATCGAAGTGCGCTTTGCCGACAGCACGCTGGTGAGCCAGGCAATCAACGGCGATCCCGCCGAGATCAGCTTCGCCTATGTGCTCCCCTCAGGCGAAAGCTTCACCTTCACCGTGCACGCCGTCTATCTGCCGCGCCCCCGGATCGAGATTTCCGGACCGCAGGGCGTGCAGGCCACCTTCGACTGGCAGGCCGCGCGCGACAGCACCCTCGGCCGCATGTGTACCGCAACCCTGATCAACAATCTGGAGGCCTATTGATGATCCGCCTGAACCTGACCGCCAGCCCCGAATGGCTGGACCTCGCCCCCGGCCTGCGCCTGCGGGTGGCCCCCCTGACCACCGCGCTGATGGTCTCGGCCCGCGCCGATGCCGCCATCGAGGCCCTGCCCCAAGAGGTTAGTCAGGAAGACCTGGCGCTGGCCATGGCCAAGGCCGTGGCCCGCCGCGCCGTGCTCGACTGGGAGGGCGTGGGCGATGACGCAGGCAATCCCGTGCCGGTCAGCCCTGAGGGCATCGATGCCCTGCTGGAGATCTGGCCGGCCTTTGAGGCGTTCCAGACCTCCTATGTCGCGCGCGGCCTCCTGCTGGACCAGGAAAAAAACGCCTCTGCGCCCTTGCCGACTGGTCCTTCGGCGGGGGCGACCGATACTGCCAGGCCTGTCCCGGCCCCTGCCCCGACTGCCCGGCAAGACTGAACCGACCCCAGACGCCGGAAGGCTGGCAGATCTGGGATCTGGTTGGTCGCCTTGGCGGCCAGCTGCGGGTGATCCCCGGCGCGGTGCTCGGCTGGGACATGGGTGCGGCTTTGACGCTCGCGCGCGCGCTGGGCATTGACCCCCTGATCGCCGCCGAACTGCTGCCCGAGATCGAGGCGGTGATGGTGCGCAAACTCAACGAAGAGATGGAAGGGAGCCGCGATGGCTGAGAAACGCGTGTCCGTCCGCCTTGTGGCGGAAGGCGGCCGCCAGGTGCGCGCCGAGCTCGAGGGTGTAGGCGCGGCTGGTGCGCGCGGCTTTGGCCGTCTCAGCCGCGAGATGGATCTGGCCAATGCGCGCGTTGCCGCTTTTGCCCGCCGCGCCACGCTGGCGGCCGCCGCTACCACCGCCGCGCTGGTCGCTGCGGGGGCCGCGATGATCCGCTCCGGCCTGCAAACGGTGGATGCGCAGGCCAAGCTCGCAGCCTCCCTCGGCACCACTGTGGTCTCGATCCAGACGCTGGAACGCGCGGGCGAGCTGGCGGGCGTGTCGATGTCCGGGATCGAGCAGGCCACGAAGGATCTGACACGCCGCCTCAGCCAGGCGGCCGCCGGGAGTGGTCCGGCCGCTGATGCCCTCGATCGGCTCGGGCTCTCGGCTTCCGACCTGGCTGCGCTGCCGCTGGATCAACGCGTGGGCGCGATCAACGCCGCCATTGAGGACTTCGTGCCCGCCGCCGAACGCGCCGCGGTGGCAGGGCAGCTCTTTGGCGAGGAAGGCTCCATTGCCATGAGCCGGATCGACACGGCGACGCTGCGCCAGGCGACCGAGGACGTGCTTGCCTTCGGGGTCGTGGTCTCGGAAGCTGACGCAGACCAGATCGAGCGGACGAACGATGCGATCTCGCGGCTGGGGCTGATCTGGCGCGGGGTCTCGAACCAGCTGGCCGTCGCGGCCGCCCCGGCGCTGGAGGCGGTGGCCAATGCGCTGGCAGCGGTCGCAAGCCGCAGCGGACCGCTGGGGACTGCGATCAAGGCGCTTTTCGACAACATCGGACGGCTGGCGTCCATCGCCGCGACCCTTGCAGGCCTCATGGCCGGACGCTGGGTGGCCGGGCTGGCAGCGGCGGCGCTCTCGGTGCGGGGGCTGGCCACGGCGCTGGTCGTGCTGCGCGGTGCCCTGATCCGCACCGGCATCGGTGCGCTGATTGTGGGCGTGGGCGAGCTGGTGTTCCAGTTCACGAGGCTGCTCGCGGGCGCGGGCGGCGTGGGCGCGGCGTTCCGGCTGCTGGGTGATCTGGCCAAAGAGGTCTGGTCCCGCATGGGGCTTTCGCTCGACGCCGCGTTTGCCAACATGGCGGCGGGCTGGGAGGAACTGAAGGCGTCCGGTCTTTTAGCACTTGAGGGCACCATCGCGGGCGTGGTGAGCTTCGGCGACCGGACGGCAGCGATCTTTCAGGGGGCCTTTGATGCGGCTGTGGCGATCTGGGGCAGACTGCCCGGCGCCATCGGCGACTTTGCGTTTCAGGCCGCAAACGGCTTGATCTCCGGCGTCGAGGCGATGCTGAACGGCGTGGTCACCCGCATCAACAGTTTCATCAACGGCCTGAACGCGGCGCTGGCGCTGCTGCCGGAATGGGCCACCGGCGAGGGCGGCGTGCGGATCGGCACGCTGGATCCGGTGGGATTGGGCCGGATCGGCAATCCGTTCGAAGGCGCCGCGACAGCCGCTGGCACGGCTGCGGCCGATGCCTTCTCTGCCGCGCTGTCGCGCAGCTTCCTGGACCCACCTGACCTTGGCCTTGGCGCCATGGCCGAAGATGCCCGCACTCGCGCCGATGGGTTTCGCGAGGCGGCGGTCATGCTGGCCGATGCAGCCAGTCGGCCGCTCGCCAGTTTGCAGGCGCTGCGCGATGCCATGACCGGCAGCGGGGCGGAGGCAGAGGCCTCACTGGCCAAAGCCGATGCCGCCGCCGCTAAGCTGAGCGAGGAACTTGACGACACTGGCGGTGCGGCAGGTCGTGCCGGGGCCGCTGGTCGCGCCGCCGGAACGGCGGCCACCGAGGGGGCCAGGCAAGCGGCGGCCGGCTGGGCCGCCGTGACCGCCACGCTGGCCGACTATGCCGCCAGGGCCCGCGACATTGGCGGCGATATCGGGAGCACGCTGGTCGGAGCCTTTCAGAGCGCCGAGAACGCGGTGGGCAATTTCGTCAAGACCGGCAAGCTCGACTTCGGCGATCTGGTCACCTCGATGATCGTCGATCTCGCCAAGCTGGCGGCGCGGCGATTCATCCTCGGGCCGATCGCCAATGCGCTCTCCGGCGCGTTGGGCGGTGCGGGCGGTTTGTTTGCCAACATCCTGCACGCAGGTGGCGTGGTCGGCGCGCCGGGCCCGGGCCGCATGGTGCCAGCGCTGGCCTATACCAATGCGCCGCGCATGCACGCGGGTGGTTTTGCGGGACTGCGCCCGGACGAGGTGCCCGCCATCCTGCAGCGCGGCGAGCGGGTGTTGTCGCGGCGCGAGGTTGCAGGATCCGGCCAGAGATCCGGCCAGCGCGAGGCCAGCGCGCCCAACATCTCGGTAACGATCAACGCGCGTGACTCCGACAGCTTCCGGCAGTCCAGAACACAGGTCGCCGCCGACATTGCCCGCGCAGTGTCGCTGGGTCAGAGGGGCATCTGAGTACGACACCGCAAGTGGGAACCGGTTGCGGGGACCAGAGCACGAACAAGGGAGAGACTTGATGGCGTTTCATGAGGTGCGATTTCCCGACAATATCAGCCGCGGGGCGCGCGGCGGGCCGGAACGGCGCACGCAGGTGGTGGAACTGGCCAGCGGCGACGAGGAGCGCAATGCCAGCTGGGCCAATTCGCGCCGCCGTTATGATGTGGCCTACGGCATCCGGCGCGCCGATGATCTGGCGACAGTGGTCGCGTTCTTCGAGGCGAGAGGCGGCCGCCTGCACGGGTTTCGCTTCAAGGATTGGGCGGACTATAAATCCAGCCTGCCCTCGCAGGTCATTAACGCCGCCGATCAGCTGATCGGCACCGGCGACGGCGCGACAACGGCCTTCCAGTTGGTTAAGCGCTACAACTCTGGTGTGCAAAGCTGGCCGCGCGTGATCGCAAAGCCGGTTGCGGGGTGCGTTCGCCTTGCCCTAGACGGGGTCGAGCAGATGTCGGGCTGGAGCGTTGATCCCACCACCGGCAGCGTGACCTTCACCACCGCCCCCGGCGCGGGTGTCGCGATCACGGCGGGCTACGAGTTCGATGTACCGGTGCGGTTTGATAGCGATGTGCTTGATGTGACCCTCGATGTCGAGCGGCTCGGGTCGATCACCTCCATTCCGCTTATCGAGATTCGCCGGTAGGGGCAGAGCGTGCGGGTGCGACCAGCGTTACTCGGGCCGGGAGACGGGTTTGCGGGGGAACGGCACAACCCGACCCGCCGGCGGTGAGGCCTGCCTCAACGCGCCCAGAAACGCCTCAAGCGTCACCACGTCAATCTTCAGATCGATGCGCTCAGATGGGGCCTCAGTCGCAGCCTCACTGTCGTCGTCTGGTTCCTCGGGAATATCCTGCGTCATCATCACAGCTACCTCCAACAGTTCCGCCCTTCAGTCAGTTGGCTCCTACTGCGGCACATATCAAGGTTTATCCATGAAGACCCTCTCCCCAAACCTGCAGGCACATCTCGATGAAGGCACCACCACGCTCGCCTGGTGCTGGCGGATTTCGCGCAGCGATGGTGTCGCGCTGGGCTTTACCGATCATGACCGCGCGCTGACGTTCGATGACACCGCGTTTGAACCGGAGAGCGGGTTTGCCGCCTCGGAAATCCGCGCCGGGTCAGACTTGGCCGTCGATGCGCAGGACGCAAGTGGCGTTCTGACCTCGGATCGGATCACCGAGACCGACATTCTCGACGGGCGCTGGGACAATGCGGCGGTCGAGCTGTGGCGGGTCAACTGGGCCGACACCTCCCAGCGTGTCCTGATGCGGCGAGGTGCTGTCGGCCAGATCCGGCGCGGGCGGATCGCCTTTGTCGCCGAGGTCCGCAGTCTGGCACATCTCCTCGGCCAGACGGTCGGGCGGACGTTTCAGGCGGGCTGCGATGCGGAACTTGGCGATGCGCGCTGCGGGATCGATCTGGAAAACGCCATCTACAAGGGGAATGGCGTGGTCACCGAACTGCTGCGTGACCGCGCGTTCCGGGCCTCGGGGCTGGCGGGGTTCGAGGCCGGATGGTTTGCCGCCGGGACCCTCACCTGGACCAGCGGGGCGAATGCCGGGCGGATCACAGAAGTCCTGTCCCATGGCCTGACCGCGACCATCGCCACCCTCACCCTGCTGGAAGCGCCGGTCCGCGCCATCGCTGAGGGCGACAGTTTCATCGCGCGCGCGGGCTGCGACAAGCGCATCGCCACCTGCACGGGCAAGTTCGCCAACACCCCCAACTTCCGGGGCTTCCCACATATCCCCGGGCAGGACGCGGTCCTCAGATATGCGTCGCAAGATGGCAGCCATGACGGAGGCGTTCTGTGATGACCGCCGATCCCGCCCTTGTCATCGCCGCCGCGCGCCGCTGGCTTGGCACACCCTATCACGACCAGGCAAGTCTGCATGGGGTCGGCTGCGATTGCCTCGGCCTCGCGCGCGGCGTCTGGCGCGAGGTGGTGGGCGACGAGCCCTTCCCGATCCCGCCCTACAGCCGGGACTGGGGCGAGACCGGACCACGTGAAGTGTTGGCGGATGGCGCGCGCAGGATGATGCCGGAGATCACGCCCGACGAGGCCGGTCCCGGCGCGCTGGTGCTCTTTCGCATGGTCCCGCGCGCCATCGCCAAACATGTCGGGATTCTGACCGGCCCCCAAAGCTTCATCCACGCCTATGAGCACCTTGGCGTGATCGAGCAACCTCTCACCCCGAGCTGGCGGCGGCGCATCGCCTTCGCCTTCCTCTTCCCCAAACGCTGAGACCTCCCCCATGGCAACGCTTGTTCTCGGCGCCGTCGGCACCGCCATCGGCGGCTCGATCGGCGGCAGCCTCCTTGGTGTCAGCGCCGCGACCATCGGCGGTTTTGTCGGTTCATCCATTGGCTCGGTGGTCGACAACTGGATCGTCTCCTCTCTGGCCCCCGCGCAACGCATCGAAGGCCAACGCCTTGACAGTCTGCGCATCACCTCCTCAACCGAAGGCGCGGTGATCCCGCGCCTCTTTGGCCGGATGCGCATCGGTGGCGACATCATCTGGGCGACGGATTTCCGCGAGGAGGCAAAGACCAGCCGTCAGGGCGGCGGCAAGGGCGGCGGGCCAAAGGTCACCACCACCGAGTTTCTCTACTTTGCCTCCTTTGCCGTGGCGCTCTCGGAGGGCGAAGTGACCGGCATTGGGCGCATCTGGGCGGATGGCAAGCCGATGGATCTCTCAGGCGTGACCTGGCGCTGGTATCCCGGCGATGAGGCGCAGGAGCCGGATCCGTTTATTGCCGCCAGGATGGGAGCGGGCAATGCTCCTGCCTACCGGGGCACCGCCTATGTGGTTTTCGAGGAACTGGCACTTTCCGCCTTTGGCAATCGCCTGCCGCAGCTCTCCTTCGAGGTGTTTCGCCCGTTGGCCGATCCCGACACCGCCGAAGGGCTGGTCAAGGCTGTCACGATGATCCCGGCCTCGGGCGAGTTCATCTATGCCACCCAGCCAATCCGGCGGCTCTCCGGTCCGGGTGGGGCCACCCGCGCCGAGAACCTGAACGCAATTTCCGATGCCGCCGATATCGTCGTGGCGCTCGACCGGCTGCAAGCCTCGGTCCCGGGCATCGAGAGCGTCAGCCTCGTGGTGGCCTGGTTCGGCGATGACCTGCGGGCCGGGCACTGCAGGATCCGGCCGGGTGTGGAGCTGCCTGTCAAGATCACAACGCCCGTCGCCTGGTCCGTGAATGGCGTGGCGCGGGCAGGCGCACGTCTGGTTAGCCGCGACAGTGACGACCGCCCGGTCTTCGGCGGCACACCGGCGGATTTTGCGGTGGTTCAGGCCATCCGGGAGATCAGGGCGCGCGGATTGCGGGTGACCTTCTATCCCTTCATCCTGATGGATGTGCCCCCCGGCAACAGCCTGCCCGACCCGTATTCCGACAATGAAGCGGGGACGGGCCAGCCAGCGTTCCCCTGGCGCGGGCGGATCACCGCGTCGCCTGCGGCGGGGTTTGCGGGAAGCGTCGACCAGACCACCGCGGCCGCCGCACAGGTCGCGGCCTTCTTCGGCGCGGCTACCCCCGCCAGTTTCAGCCTGTCTGGGGATGCTGTGAGCTGGGCCGGGCCCGTTGACGACTGGGGCCTGCGCCGGATGGTGCTGCATTACGCGCATCTCTGCGCTGCGGCAGGCGGGGTCGACGCCTTCCTGATCGGCTCGGAGATGCCCGGCCTGACCACGATCCGCTCTGACATGAGCACCTATCCGGCGGTGCAGGCCTACCAGGACCTGGCGGGCGACGTGCGCAGCATTCTGGGTGCGGGCACCGCAATCAGCTATGCCGCCGACTGGTCGGAATACTTCGGGCACCATCCCAGCGATGGATCGGGCGATGTCTATTTCCACCTGGACCCGCTCTGGGCGGATCCCAGCATCACCTTCATCGGCATCGATAACTACATGCCGCTCTCGGACTGGCGCGACGGGTTTGAGCATGCCGATGCAGCCCTGGCCCCCGCGATCTATGATCGGACCTATCTGCAGAGCAACATCACGGGCGGCGAGGGGTTCGACTGGTTCTATGCCAACGCGGCTGATCGCGCGGCGCAGATCCGCACGCCCATTACCGATGGCGGGGCGGACAAACCATGGGTGTTCCGCTTCAAGGATCTGCGTGCCTGGTGGCAAAATGCGCATTTTGACCGGCCAGGTGGTATCGAGAGCGGGACACTCACCGCATGGGTGCCACAATCCAAGCCAATCTGGTTCACCGAACTGGGCTGCCCGGCGATTGATCGCGGCACCAACCAGCCCAATGTGTTCTTCGACCCGAAGTCCTCGGAAAGCCGGGTGCCACACTTTTCGCGCGGCTGGCGCGATGACGCGATCCAGCGAGCGTATCTGGAGGCAATGTATCTCTGGTGGGGTGAGGCCGCGAACAATCCGGTGTCTTCCGCCTATGGCGCGCCGATGGTGCATCTGCCCGACTGCGCCGCCTGGACCTGGGATGCCCGTCCCTATCCGTTCTTTCCGGAACTCACCGACGTCTGGAGTGATGGCCCGAACTGGCGGCTGGGCCACTGGCTCACCGGGCGGCTGGGGGCTGTGTCGCTGGCGGCATTGGTGCGCCATCTCTGCCTGCGTGCCGGGCTGCCCGAGGCGCAGATCGATGTCTCCACCCTCTGGGGCGCGGTCGAGGGCTATGTGATTTCGGCTCTGGAAGCGCCGCGCGCCTCAATCGGCACCCTGGCGCGGCATTTCGGGTTCGATGCGGTGGAAAGCGAAGGCCGCATCCGGTTCCTGATGCGCGGCCGGATCGCCAGTGTGACCATCACCCCCGACGGCATGGTCGCGGCATCGTCAGGATCGGGCGATGTGATGGAACTGACCCGCGCGCAGGAAACCGAACTGCCGCAAGCCCTGAAGTGGCAGGTGGCGCGCGCCGAAGAGGATTATGACGCGGCGCAGGTCGAGGCCCGGCATATCACCGTGGACACCGCGCGCATCGCCTCCGAGGCATTCCCGATAGCAGTGCCGCCCGAAGAGGCCGAGCGCCGCTGCCGCCGCGCGCTTATGGAGGCATGGGTTGGCCGCGAAACTGCGGCCTTCCGTCTGCCGCCGTCGCGTCTGGCACTGGATCCGGCGGACGTGATCCTGCTCGACCACGATGGCCGCATGACCGAGATGCGCCTCGTGTCCATCGCCGACTCCGACCTGCGCAGCATTGACGCCGTGCGTCAGGACCGCGCCGTCTATGACCTGCCACCCGGCGAGCGGCGCCCGACTACGCTCGCGACGCCGAAGGTCTTTGGCGCGCCTGAGGTCCTCCTGCTCGATCTGCCGCAACTGCGTGAGGACCAGTCAGCGCACCGACCGTTGACTGCGGCCCATGCCAGGCCATGGCCGGGTGAGATCGCCGTCTACCGAAGTGCGGCGACGGATGGTTTTGCACTGCTGTCCAGTTATAGCACTCGGGCGCGCATGGGCGTGCTTGCAGCCGACTTCTTCGCCGGACCGGTGGCGCGCTTCGATCTCGGCAATGCGCTGGTGGTCGATCTCTATTCGGGCTCGCTGGAGAGCGTCACCGATCTCGCGCTCTTTGGAGGGGCCAATGCGCTGGCCGTCGAGACCGCACCCGGGCAATGGGAGATCGTTCAGGCCGGGGCGGCCGAGTTGATTGCTCCGGGGCGGTACCGCCTGACCCGGTTGCTGCGGGGCCAGCGTGGTACCGAAGGCACCATCGCCAGCGTGGTGCCGATCGGTGCCCGCGTCGTGGTGCTGGATACGGCGCTGGCCGCGCTACCAATCAGCGAAGCCGATCTCGGTCTGCCCTGGAACTGGCGCATTGGCCCCGCCTCGAAGCCGGTCAGCGACGAGACCTACACCGCGGTGGAGTTTACCTCCGAGGGGGTCGGGCTGCGTCCCTTCTCCGTCGCCCATGTCGAGCAGCCGTGGCGCATTGCCCGCAGCCCCGGCGATCTGACGATCCGCTGGGTGCGGCGGTCGCGGTCCTTGGCCGCCGACAGCTGGGGCGCGGGCGATGTGCCACTGGCCGAGGACAGCGAGGCCTATGAGGTGGAAATCCTCGAGGGCGGATCGGTCAAACGCAGGCTGACCACCGGAACCAACAGTGCGCTCTACACCGCCGCCGAGCAGACCGCCGATTGGGGTGGGCTGCTGGGGCCCGGCGACACCCTCGTTATCCGCATCTTCCAGCTCTCGGCCCTGATCGGTCGGGGCGCTGGGCGGTCCGTCACCCTCACCTTCTGAAAGCGTTTCCATGCCCGACAATACCACCCATCTCCTGCTGCCCTATATTCTGGCCGCACAGGCCCAGAAGCATGTCACTCATAACGAGGCGCTGCGGCGGCTCGATGGGCTCGTGCAGCTGTCGGTCATCGACCGGACGCGCACCGCCCCACCCGTCAGCCCTGCCGATGGCGACCGCCACATCGTCGCCTCGAGCGCGACCGGCGACTGGGCGGGCTGGGACCTGAACGTCGCGCTCTGGACCGACGGCGTGTGGCTGCGCCTGCCGCCACGGACCGGCTGGCGCGCGTGGGTCGAAAGTGAGAGCCTGCTGCTGGTCTTTGACGGCGCGGGCTGGGTCGGGAGCACGCCAGTCGCGCTGCAAAACCTCGCACTGTTGGGGCTCGGCACCACCGCCGACCCCGCCAATCCGTTCTCGGCCAAGCTGAACGCCGCGCTCTGGACGGCAAAGACCGTCGCCGAGGGCGGCACAGGCGATCTGTTCTACACGATGAACAAGGAGGCTGCGGGCGACGATCTGGGCCTGACGCTGCAGACCGGCTTCGTGACAAAAGCGCTGCTGGGGCTCTTTGGCTCGGACAGGTTTCGGCTGGCCGTCTCCGCCGACGGAAGCACTTTTTTCGACGGGCTGAGCATCGACAACGCAACCGGCATCGTCGATCAGCCGCAGCTGCCCCGCTTCAAGGCCTGGACCAACTTCGACAATTACGTCGGTGTCGATACCTGGACCAGGATCGCGCTCAACATGACCGACAGCAACGATCAGGGCGCGTTCGATGCCGCCACAAACCTCTTCACCGCGCCCGTCTCCGGCACCTATCTCTTTGGCGCGACGCTGCTCTACAAGGTCAATGCCAGCACCTCGGCCCGGATGCGCGGACGGCTGGTGCTGAACGGGACCACCGAGCTCCGCGGCTCCTTCGGCGAGATCAGCGGCGGTCACGTCTCTCTCGCCACAGCCCTCTGGCTGCAAACCATGGTGACGCTGGTCGCGGGCGATACCGTCGAACTGCAGGGGTATTTCCGCGCCGCGGACGGCTTCTTTGCGGCCAATCACACATCATTCTGGGGCTGCAAGGTCGGCTGAGGCTCCCCGGCAGGCCCCTGTTGCACACCAACGCCAGCCACCGGCCAAAGGATATCACCATGAGCGAACGAACGCCCCTGCTGCAGGAGGTTAGTGCCGCCTTGCGCGACAATGGCCTGACCGCCGCCATCACTGCGCTGATCGGCGGCTTCATGGCTCTTTTGGCCGCCGTCACGCGCCGCGCCTTCACCAATGACGCGATGCTGGTCCGGCTTGAGCGCGAGCTGCTGGCCGAACGCGACCGCGTGGATCGCCAGCGCGCCGAGGACCGCAAGGGCGATGCCGACCGGCTGGAGCGGATCGAGACCGACATCCGCGCCATGCGGGATCTGATGTTTGAAGCCTTCCAGCGCGGTCACACCGACTGAACACCACGCCATCACCAAATCACACCACCCGCCCTCTGCAGGCGGGTTTTGCATGTCTGGAGACCCATCATGCCAACCACCACCTATGCCCATTTTCGCGACGTGCCAGACTCTGACTGGCGCTGGCCCAGCTTCTTGCCCGCCGAGATCGCGTCGCGCAGGGAGGGCGCGATCCGGATCAACGCGCAAGCGATGGACAAGCTGCAATCCCTGCGCAACCGCCTTGGCAAGCCGCTGATTGTCCGCTCCGCCTATCGCAGTCCCGCGCATAACCGCGCCGTCGGCGGCGCGCCCGCCTCCAAACACATGCAGGGCACCGCGTTTGATATCGCCATGTCGAACCACGATCCCGTGGCCTTTGAGGCCGCGGCGCGGGCTGTGGGTTTCCTCGGTTTCGGCTATTACCCCCGCTCGGGCTTCATGCATATCGACCTCGGTCCTGCCCGCAGCTGGGGCGAACCCTTCCCGCGGCGCGCCACGCCCTTCGTGCCAGAGGTGGCCCCTGCCCGCGAAGTGCTGGCTGACAGTCGGACTCTGAAGGGTGGTGGCGCGGCCGGGGTGGCCACCGTCGGCGCCGCCGGAGTGGAGGTGGCGCAGGAGGTCCTTGCCGAGGCGCAATCCGCAATTCTGCCGCTGGTGCCCTACCTCGACAGCCTGCGCTGGGTGTTCATTGCCCTGGCACTGACTGGCATCGCTGTCGCCATCCACGCCCGGATCGATGACTGGAAGCGGGGACAGCGCTGATGGGCTGGATCATCGCCATCCTCGCCAGTGGCCCGGCGCGCAAGGCGCTGGGCCTTCTGCTGGCCGCCCTCACACTCGCCCTGTTCCTGTTCAACCTCCGCCGCGCCGGGGAACGCGCCGGGCGGCTGGCCGAACGCCTTTCAACATCGGAGAAAACCCATGAAATCCAACGCCGGATGCTGGACGCCGCCAGCCGTCGCCCCGCTGATCGCGATGCTCTGGCTGAGCGCCTGCGCGATGGGCGGTTCTAATCGACATGGGCAGGTCTGTCCGCCGGTGGTGGAATACTCGACGACAGATCAGGCGCGCGCCGCCGAGGAGGTCGAAACTTTGCCGGAGGGCGCAGTGGTGGTCACAATGCTGAGCGATTACGCAGTTCTGCGCGACCAGGCGCGAGCGTGTCGGTAAAACACGAGCGGGCTATACGATGTTGCCCCCCAGACGCGTCTGAACGGTCACATGACCGACGTGGAGCGCGGACTCCGGTCATTCGCTGCACCTGCGAGAATACGTGATCCGAATGATATAAGCAGACACTCAGCACTGCAGCTATTGCTACGATCGGCTCCTCCGACTGATGTGTCCAGATGGGCGGGCATTAGCTTACTGATCTATAATAGTTGGGTGAGCGGATCGAATCTGATCCTTGAAGCGGCCAGAAAACCAACTCTATGTTGCCGTTGTTTAAACTTCGCTTGTTGGGGGCGTTTCAACGTTTAGATTCGCGAACGCATCTGAGATTTTTTGCGACTTATGCCGAACATGGGCGCGCACAATAGCTTTCCCAACACGTTCTTTCATTTGCTCTTTAAAGTTGCGAGCTTGCGGCAAGATGCGGTCCCCTTTCGGGCCAAATGTTTGCGCGGCACGTTTCAGGTAACTGTAGAAGGTCCAACTTTTGTAGTCGTCGGTCAGTTCACCCTTCTTCACGCGGCTGAATTTCTGGCTGAAAAGCGAGTAGTTGAAGCTTCCGATCAGTGTTGCACTGCTTGCCGTCGGGTTGGAGAGGACATGCATGGTCCCGTCACGCTTTGCTGCGACCGACACCTTTCTATAGAGGCGAGAAATGGTGCTTTCTCTAACATAGACTTTCCTGCCGTCGTACCTAAAGCCAAGGTACTCCAACCCATTCTTGCCCTGCGGGCCAGTCAGGTGCTCAAAGGACAGGTCTTCTCCCGAGCGCGTGAATTTGACGACGCATGTTTTGGCCGCTTTTATCTCAAGCGCTTCCCCGTGTTTCTTGATCTCATCAGTCGCAAACGCCGTCGCTGCCGCAGCCTCTGTATCGCCGCCTGGGATGATCAACAAAATGTCGTCTGAATAGCGCACGTATTTGCCGCCGCGCTCACGTGCGTACTGGTCCAGCTTTGCGTCAAAGTCGATGAGGTAGAAGTTGGCAATAAGGTCAGAAATTGGAGCGCCTTGCGGGACGCCGTGCGGAAGCGCGTTCTTCTGCACTAGGGAGGGTTTGGTTGGGTCGCCGCCGCAAATCTTGGCACGAAAGTCCTCCGGAGAGCATAGCTGCTTGGGCATCTCACGGTACGGGACTGTAAAACCTTCAATAGTGTGCTTGCCGCGTTGAACAAGCCCAAGGTAGCCTAGCCGTCTGTAGGCCGATCGCTGGTCCACAAAGCGGTACTTGGTTATGTTCTTGAAGACAGCATAGTGGTCAGCCGGAAGCTCATCGACGCCCAGAAGGTCGCACCAGATTGCCTTGATCCGGGAATGGGACAGGTTCTCAAAGTAACCCTTGATGTCCAAGGCGACCGCCACGCAGTCGCCCAAGCGGTCAACTTCGTCAAAGGAATCTTTGGCGAAGTCGATATTGCACTTCCCGCCGTTCGTGCCAGGTTTTGGTATCTGTCGGTATGCTATTGGGCAGTCAGATATGCCCATGTCAGTTAACCGCCGCTCATAGGGGGCGGACAGTTTGCGGCGGTAATGGGCAAAGATGTACGCGTCTCGCCTTGCCCCATATCGAATAGGCCGTGATTTCTTTTCCGGTTTTGCTGCATTTGCAGATCGGTAAGGCTGCCATTCTTCATGGTATAGGAAAAAGGGATAGAATTTGTTGGAGGCTACCCGCTGTTCATCTGCCACCAACCGTTCAATCTCTTTCAGAGATATTGGAGCGTCAAAATGAGAGTAGTGTTTTAGGTCGGAATTGGTGAGTGAAAAGTCGTCGGCCATTTGTCCCCGCGAGTGGGGACGGAACCTCGGGTCAACGCACTTACCCTTGTCATTCCCGCCCCCGCCGTTCTGCGATGTGCGTTCGTCTACGACGTGATAGTGTATACTGTAGTAAAGCTGACAATCTGGTATTGTCTGATTACCTACAAGATGCGCTGCGCACTGGCGGAAGGAGCCCCGATTATGGAACAAGCAATCTGCACTGGCCTAACAACGAGCCTTGACAGTTTAAACACATAACTGCGGCATCCCAATTGATGCCGATACAGGCATATGGGGATTGCGCTAACGGATCGCAAGATGTGGTGACACAAAAAAGTGAAGCAGCGACCGTATTGTTCCTGCCTGATATCTTTTGCTCTGATCATCAAGATACAGCCACTCAGATAGGTTGTTGCCAGATAGTCAGGTTTGAAGTGACTTCTTTGCGGCACCTAACCTGATGTTTCAATATCCAGAATGGGCCCCTTTGATTGAGCTAGGCGACCACATTGCCGAGTGTTTCAGTTCTTGTTTCCGTCATCCTTACAAGTCCTGAGCACCGAGGTCAGACGCGCTCTCGATGACTTGAGCAAGATCTGTGAGGTAGGCGTTGTTGAACCACGCAAAATCATCAAACGGGCGAATCTGGGAATCGATTTCGCCTCCACGTGACACCAGCGTCTTCGAGTTATCGTACAATTTGAAAACCACCGGAATCAACCCATGCATCGCCATGGTGTCCTGATCAGGAACCCATTCCGCGCTGCTAAAAGCCTGCATGAGTGTCAGCGACACACCCCCATATGCTTCATCCATATTGATTGCCGCGTCTCTTGGAAATGTTTTCCCGTCCCAATAGTAAGCACCGACCAAACCTGCAGTTGGCACCTTATTGTCAGACACGATAATCTGGAAGGAAGCGAGTTGTGAAACGCCACTTCGCTTTGAGAGGTAAAGATCCATGAACGTATTTCGACCTCGATTGGCCTCAAATGCAACTTCGACATTCTCAGACTGTAGCGATGCGAGATAAGTCGCTGCGGCAGATCTAAAAACACTTGAAAATGACAAGAAATCTAGGAAATCCGAGACCTCACGCGCGAAGCCCTTTTCCAATTGAGGTCTTGCTAATGCGGCATACGTATAGTCATTCTGTTTCGCGCCGCCTGTAATCGGAGAAAAGCTCACCATTTGCGACAGAAGCTTTTCGTCTGTATTGATCAAATCCTTTGCTGACCATCGGCCGACCTTCTGGATACCTGCGAAATCAAAACGTCCCAATAAGTTTGTCACCTTTTCGGGTGTTCCAAAGCGTGCAGAGCCAGAATAGTAGGTCGACAGGTCATCCCCCTCCTCAAAAAACCAATATGATGCATCCGTTTCTGCTTTGGCGCTTAGATGCGAGTAACGTTCAAGCCAGCCGACCTTGTTGCCAACAACACTCTCAAGGTCAGGGTAAAACTCAACCGGGATGTTCCAAATGTAGGCGATTGCCACATGGTCTACGAACTTGGAATTGGGTCTAGGGTTGAGGAGCAATAGGGCGCTGCGTATGAACGGAAGCTTGGCCGCACGTTTCTCCACACGATGCAGATATTGTTGTCGCGCTGGTTCGTCTTTGAAGTACATTACACAAATTTCCGGACTGATCCGGGGTAAAAATGAGATTGTTTGCAATGCTTGGCGGTCCAAAACAAGCTCGCCATTCTTCATGTGGGCTTTGTAGCCACTTACATCCGCACCACAAGTCACTGCAAAAGTAGACAAAGGCAGAAGAACTTCATGCCAGTCCGTCGACACTAGGACGCAGCGTACCCTTTCTTTTTGAACATCATGCTCCTGACAAAACAGGACAAGGTACTTGCTAAGTTCATTGAGTGTTGCCCTTGCGCTATTGTCGCTACGTTTGACTTCGATGCAGACGTAGTTCCCCAAAGCGTCCGTCGCCAAAATGTCCACTCTCCCTCCAGCGCCAAGGGCGTTGGGCAAAGTGTGCTCAATTTCTACCAATGTCAGGTCCGGTTCGAGTATCTCCAGATGCTTTGCAATATGATCCCGAAGACCATCTTCATTTTTCCATCGACCAAGAACTGGAAGTTTCATGTATGACGCCATCCCCTATTTGGTTCACGCTGCTCAATCGCGGAAGATAACTCTGCCACATGCTTTAACTCAGGTTGAGAAAGTTGTTATCGCAAATTGTCGATTGAAGCATCTGGGTCCAGCGCGAAATGCGTCCAAACCTGTCGTTTGGTGGAACTGACACATCTGTAGGTCAGTCCGAACGGTGTAAATCTACCCGCCACAGATTCTGCGAACGCAGCGAATGGCTGGTCTGACGGGCCGCACTGCGGCATAGTCGAGGGTCGGTCAATGTCGGCAATGGGCCGGACTGGGGCGTTGAGAGAGGGGGGCTCATTCCCTTCAAGGATTGAATCAAATAGTTCTTGCCAGTTTTCCATTTTGGCTGCCAACTTCCGGCGTTGATCTAGTGATAGATATTTAAATGGCTGGGTGTTTCTTGTGCAAGTTGATTGTCAGTCATGGATGCCCCTTCACTTCCAAGGCCAAGGCAGCATCACGCCCGATGTTCCACGCATCCTCGATGACCGCGTTAGTGCAAAGGTAGAACTCGCCTCCAAGATGATGGCCGTTACGGGCCAAATGGACTTTCATTGCGGTTTCACCCGCCACTGCCGCATTGTAGCCACTGTAGGGTCTGTGGCCGTCCATGCGGGTTGTCCGCGCAACGATCCATTTGAACGTCCCTCGCGGCATCGATTTCTGAAGACTCTGTCGCCTCATGTCTGGGCTGGCGGAAAGGCCAATCTTGTGGATCGACTGATCCCCTGCGGATCGACCCAGAAACGCATCGGTGTCGCCTCGAAGCCTCAGGACATACAACTCACGAGGCAGACCGTCGCCATTGGACGGAACATGATAACCGCCCCGATTATTGGGGCCGGGTTGCACCATGCCGCAGGAATTCTCGTCACCTTGGCCGACTTGCTGAGCATCCGAGCCCGGTACATAGACTGGAACCTCGACCCATGGACAGGTTCGTAGACGTTCGATCTTGCCCATGTCGGTGACGACCTCACCCATTGCGGCGACTGGCAGCACTCGGGGCAGTATTTCGGGAAACACGTCTTCTATTCTAAAGCGATACTCAGGCAAGAACGTGAAAGCACGGATCGCCCGAAGCGAATGACGCCATTTCTCAGGGTTTCGGTTGTGATGAATTGGATGTGTGAAATCATCACGATCACCCTTTTCGTGGCTCACCAGGTAAAAGCCTGCGATTTTCCTTTTAAGGTCCGGATCAACATCGCTCTTGTTTTTCGTGACATACACAACTGTGATAAACGGATCGGTTAGTTCCATTAATAGGTTGTCCCGACGCGTCCTCCCTCGATCAAGAGACCAGCCGACCGTGCCCCAATCTTCTGGCGACCAACCCCAATAGGAAGTCAGTAGCACAGAGGTTTGGTCCGTCCAGCAATCGGGGGCCGCTATTGTAACTCGGGGAGAGGCTTTCTCGTTGAACTGGTCCTCGAACGCACGGACACTTCCATATGTCTCAACCACGCGGGTTTGAACCTTGCGCATCATGTCGGCACCGCGTTCCGGCCAACCGTGGTGTGCGAACATCGCCGCGTAACCGCCGAAACAATTCCTCGCAATTGCTGAAATCACCTTGGCATCGCCACCGGGCATGTAGGTGTCGCCCGTCATTGCTGCGGCACCTTTGTGGTCACTTGGGTATGCCCCAGTGCTGGGCTTAAGTTTGCAATCTGTTGGGTTTGTCCCTGCATAAACCTGCTCCACCAATGGGTTATACCTAGTGGGGTCAAAACCCTCACCACCTGCTTCAATCATACGTTGCGCTTCTAGCCACCAAATCCCAAACACCGCAACCTGCAAAAGCCGCAAAGCTGCCAGGTGAATGCATTCACCGGTCAAGGTGCGGTAAGATGCACCGGCGGCCGATTTGCCGGGCCGCAATGCGGCATAGCGAAAGGGACATCAAGCGCCGCAAGGTGCCATCAACCGTAGAGGGCAATTGCGACCCCCAAGGCACCCAAACACACCGATGTCAGTGCGAGCCAAGCCGGCACATGTACTGCGGGATCAGGGGTCTTGAGCAGCCAGAAAATCTTGCCAACCCATCCAACCTTTCGGACAGTAAAGTCGAGTTCGCTGCCCTTGTCTGCACCTAGGGCATCTCTGATGTCGTATGGCATGAAGATGCCGGAATGATCATCGTGACCAAGAACGAGAACCGTTACAGAATTGGAATTCTTTGTGTTCGTCAGTTGCGCAATGCCATAGCGGGGGATATCGGACCGATATCTCTTGTTCAGGCGAACCAGCAGACGACCAGCGTCGTTGGACGGTAGAGCTTTAACAGGCAGTTGGGTCATCACGCGAAGTTCAATCCAGAGGGTCTCTACAGAATAGCATGGAAAGTCCGCTTCGGGGAAGCTGCGTCGCAGCGGCGACTTTCATGATGGACGGCTGGTTTGGCCGAACACGTTATCACCGGCCCTTCGGCGTTACGTCCCTCATCCCTTTCTGCAACAGCAGAGCCACTTGGTCGGAGGTGAACTTGAACCCCTGACCATCCGGGATGCGTTCAGCCGATACGGGGTACTTGGGGCGGCGGGGGTCGATGCCTGTGATCCTGAACAGTTCTCGCCCCGTGCTGAACTGTCAGCCGTAATCGGCAGGTGACAACCCGAACGCATCGGCCAGCGCCTCAAAGCGCAGCCTTTCCGGATGGAGTGCGGTGCCATCTGGAAGAGGAATGGATACGCGGAAGGCGGCATCAAAACCCCACCGCAGGTCCACATCGGCGATGTCTTGCGCCTCGACTACAAGACCGTGGCGGGCAGCGACCTCCTGGCAGGCCTTCAGCATGTCGAGCTGCAGGCGCTGGCAGAGCACCGGGGTCAGGTTTCGTGGGGGTTTGGTGTTAGGCATGATGCGGTCAGGGCTTTGGGTTTCCACCAT